TTTTTTTTTTATTTTTTAATTTTCGAATTTTGATAACTATACTTTTTTGAAATATATTAAAAAAATCGGTTATTAGCCGGCTGCTAAGTGCGGTATATAGTAAATCCCTGCATTACGCTGCCAAAAATACTCCCAAACTACCAAAACCACTTTGAACCATATTAACTTTCAGTACCGGGCCCACGCTGTTTATTGTAATCTTGTAAAAATTTTTCACAAAAATTTCGCGCACGCGCGTATTATATATTGAACACGCACGCGCATAGTAATATATTGTAATATTAATAATATAATAATAATGAAATTAGCAAAGGAGGCAGTAACATGGCAAATACACCTAATAAAACAGAGCGTGAACGCAAAGAAATGCTCACTCTTTTTGCAAACCCGAAGACTGCCCGCGAAGCTTGGCGTAACGTCGGTGCAGCAATATTGCAAAACCCAGCAACAATGCGTCCAGCAACTTTAGACAAATACGGCGAGCCAGACCTTAACTCACTTATTGAGCAATACAGCTATAACAAGCTTAAAAAAGACATCGACACTCTTGCAGATAAGGACAGAGAACCGACTGAGCTTGAGATGATTATTACTTGTCAGGCAGTGAAAGCTCGCACAGACACTCAGGCTGCTATATTTATTCGTGACATCATGGGTGCTAAACCTATAGACGAGAGCAAGATAGACGCTAGCGTGTCGGCTAACCAGTACGAGCAGCTTACAGATGAGGAGCTTGAGCTTCTTGCAGCACATCGTGCACAGAAGGCAGAGCAAGAACAGCTTGACGACCAGACAGATACTTCGAGTCCGACGAGCGATGCCACACTGCATCTTGTAGAACCGGAGGACAAACATGCGTAACAGATTACTTGCTATATTATTCATACTTATCGTACTTACTGTATGCGTCGCGTGTGACACTCAGGACGAGCCTACACTCGAGGACAACATCAGAGAGTACCTCGGAGCGCCTGCGGCTACACTCACTCTTGTGACAACCGAGGACCCTGCGTGGCTTGACTACACCTACAGCCAATACTTGATGGTTGATGATGGTTGCACTTACTTGGTAGGCGTTCAACACGACGGCAACAGCGTGCACTACGTCGACACAGAGGCTAGCTTATGAGCATACCGCACACACTGGAAGGCGAGCTGCTACGACGCAAGCTTCGCAAGGACTACTCGGCATATTGTGAGTATGTCAACCGCGGCTTCTATATGTCGCACTTCCATAAGTGGCTATGCGACAAGGTGCAAGAGTTCCTTGAGACACCTTGCACTAACGGGGTCATGGACATACTGCTACTAAGCGTCCCTCCACAATTCGGGAAAAGTACTACTGTGACAGAAACACTTCCTTCGTGGTTTCTTGGTAAACACCCTGAGGACGCAGTTATTATTGCAGGTTACGAGGGTACATTCGCGGAAGGCTTCAGTCGTCGCAACCGTGACAAGTTCAACGAGTACGCTACGGACATCTTCGGCGTTAACCCTAACCCTAACGTCCAAGGCGTAGCACTGTGGGAGACTGAGCTCGGTGGTAAGTGCCGTGCGGCTGGCTTGAAGGCCGGTATAACAGGCTACCCCGCAGAGCTGTTCATCATAGACGACCCTATCAAGAACAAGGAACAAGCACAGAGCGATACAATGCTCGCTAAGATACACGACGAGATGGCACCATCCGTCCAAACACGTATCCACCCCGGTGGAAAATTAATCGTCATACAGACACGATGGGTCGAGAACGACTGCATAGGCTGGATACAAGAGCACTGGCACGAGTACATCTGGGCAGACATCAACATACCTTGCGAGTGCGAGGACGCTGCTACTGACCCGCTCGGACGTAAGCCTGGTGAGGCCATTATGGGCGAACACATGGGCGACATTGACCTGCCACAAAAGATACGCAAGGACAATGCGTGGCTTAAAGGCGCTAAGCAGCTTATTATTGCAGCTGACGGTACATACACCTGGAACGCACTGTACCAGGGCCATCCGACCGCAGAGAACGGTAACTTATTCGCTAAGGACTCGTGGCAATACTACCGCCTGTGTGACCTCGGTGACCATCCCTGGGACTACTTGCAACTGTCCGTCGACGCTACATTCAAGCAGACTGAGACAAGCGACAAGGTGGCTATCGAGCTGTGGGGTATACGTGACAATGACGCATGGTTAGTTAGACTAGTCAACAAGCGCATGGGCTTCACTGATACCGTGCGTAAGATACAGCAGATACTTAAAGAGTGGCCTGGCATAGACGAGCTAGTCATCGAGGATAAAGCTAACGGCTCGGCCATCATTGATACATTGCAGTACACAGATGGCGTACCGCCTATCGTCGGCGTTAATCCGCTCGGTGGTAAGTTCAGTCGTGCACAAGCTGTCAGCCCGTTCGTTGCAGCACGTAGATGCCATATACGTACAGACTGGACACCGTTGGAGGCGCAAGACATGGAGCCTTCAGGTCGCTTGCTTAGACAACCACACGAGGAGTTCATAGAGCAACTTGCACACTTCCCGTACGCCAAGAACGACGACATGGTTGACGCTTGCTCACAGGCCTTGGCTCGCATAATCAAGCTACTCACAGGCGAGGAGCCTATGCCACAGCGTAAGATAGTTCGCTTCACTAAGTGGTATCCTGATATGTGGGAAGACTACGAGAACATGAGCGACATAGAGCAACAACGGTTCATTGACACATATGGTGCTCCGCTTGAGTGGCGTGAGTACTATACATAATACTATAAGGAGGAATCCGTGGACAGAATAGACTTATACTTAATGCAGAGCGTGAACGAGACGTACACTAACACGCCTGAGGAAGAGGAGCTACTTAATAAGTTCACTACATTGTTCGCACTGGCCGACAGTGCCAAGCAGCAACACTGGGAAGTGAACGATAAGAACCTCGACATGTGGCGCAGAGCATACCTCGGCACGCTCAATGCTATCAACACTGTAACAGGTGAAGAGAGCAAGAAGAAGAGTCGTCAGCTTAAAAAGATATGCCAAGAGATGATTGAGTCTAAGGTTGACAACAGCATACCAATGCCTAAGATGATGCCTCGTCATAAGAGTGACAAGTTCCTTGTAGACGTCACAGAGAGCTACTTGAAGTACTCGATGGACACTATCCTTAGTAAACAGGAAAACGACAAGAGCGAACGCTCGACACTCATAGACGGCACTACTTGGTACAAGGTGAGCTGGGACAGCCTTGACAGGACTGCTACTCGCTCAGGTTCGCCTAAGGTGGATATTTGTCTGGCAGACCAGATAATACCTCAGCCAGGCGTGCTTAGATACGAGGACCTTGAGTATATCTTTGAAATACGTGACATCAGCATCACTCGTATATATGACCTGTACGGTAGGTTGATGACTCCTACTAGCAACGACACAAACGTGATACCTGTCGTATCTTGCTACTACCTCAATGCTAACCGTGAGGTAGGCTTATTTATGTGGGCCAAGAATAGCAGACAGGTTATTTGTCACGAGGACAGTTGGCAGATACGCAAGCTTCGTACTTGTACTAAATGCCACACCGTCGTACCTATTGCAGATACTTGTCCAGTATGCGGCAGTAAGCACATGCGCTTTGAGGATGCTCGTACAGAGATACTTGACCGTGACTTGATGGAAGTATACAATCCGTACGAGGCAGGTGAGAGTGACGACAAGGCTGACGACCGTATGGAAAGCAGGGTGTTTCTTAGCAAAGGAACTGAGATACCTCAGTATATTGTAAGACAGCTACCGTTCGTACCTCGACCGGCCGTAAGTTCTATTAACAGTATATACGGCATCAGCGAGGTGTTTACTTTGCTTGACATGCAGGACGCAGTCAACAAGATACTTACTAAGGCTACTGACAAGACGCTTAAAGCTGGCGCCGTGCTGACTAAACCTGAGAAGCTTAAACTTAATGACAAGGACGAGACACTTAAAATACTCGGTGTTCGTACACAGGAAGAGGCAGCTATGGTCCAGTGCAAACAGGTGATGAGTGATACTACACAAGATATGACAATGGTTTCATTGCTATACGACAGTGCTCGTTCATCGTCTGGCGTCACTGACAGTTTCCAAGGCAAGAAGGACACGACGGCTACATCAGGCAAGGCTAAGGAGTATGCGACAGTACAAACGGCTGGCCGTATCGAGTCATTGCGAGTGATGAAGGCAGCTACCTTTGCAGGACTGTACGAGCTGTTGCTTAAATACTTACTTGCATTCAGCGATGAGCCAGTCAGCTTTGTTCGTACATTGCCTGACGGCACACAGGAAGAGCTTGAGTGGAACAAGTACATGTTCCTTGACAAAGACAAGAACGGTCAGATATACTACAAAGATGACTTCGAGTTCAGCACTGACCCTGCAGCTACATTGACTCAAAACCGCGTACAGATGTGGCAAGAGACGCAAGATAAGTTCATTAACGGAGCGCTCGGAAATCCTGCTGATGCAAGAACACTTGAGCTTTATTGGAACATCATGGACAGCTTCCAGTACCCGCTGGCTAAGGTGGTACTTGCTGGTATCCGTGACAACAGCCAACACTTGCCTCAAGAGCTTGAGCAAGCACTGCTTAATAACCCTGAGGCCATGCAAGCAGCTATGGCAGTCATTGAGCAAGGCACTGAGCAACGTGGAGGCGCTAGAGCTAACAGTGGTCCCTCTGGCAACGGTGCTACACATGCAGCTAACGTCGAGAGAACCAACGACAGGAACAGAGCGGCTAATAAGCAGCCTGTTATATCAGCACAGCAAGGAGGTGGCTTATGATAACACGAGCCGGAGACATATATTGTGAACAAGGCGAAAGCTTCACTGTAGGCTTCAGGATAGTTAATCAAGACGGTTCACCGTTCGTACTCAGTGACGCGATGGACGTTAAGGACGGCAACAAGTACGTGAAGAGAAGCTACTTATTGTTCACAGTCGCCTCATCAGCTAACGTTACAAGCGAGAACCGCTACTTGGCTAACTTCTGGAATCCGACTGATAAGTACAAGAAGTTTTATAGCACACAAGCTGTCAAGATTGCAGACAATAATGGCGAGTGGAAAGAGGCAGCAACTGTTTGGAGTGATGTCGCAAAGTTGATACCTGCAGACGCTGTGCAGGCTGGCGTTACACCTGCTAACTATGCTATATACTACATTGTAAGTAGCGATGGAACAAAAGATTATCGGCAGCTTAAACTTGTAAAAATAGATAATGTAGACACACCAGTACTCGAGCCATACTCATTCCACTTTTTCCAACAGTTCACTAAGGAACAAAGTAACGAATGGTCACAGAGTGGTTATGATTATGCGTTAAAAGTTGTTGCTGGTTCAGTTAACCCGGAAGGAAGTACAAGACCTATAAAGATTGACTTTAGTTATCCGTTGATAGGCGCTCACAAATTGTATGTAGACACCAACGTACAAGGAAGTCTTGAACTATGGAAGGATGCAGAGGAGGTAGTAAATGAGTGAACTTAATTATATAAACGAGACAGTTGTACCTCGCATGCCTAAGAGCGTAAGCGATGAACAGCTGTTCGTATTTGTACCTACTGGTAGTGATATTATTGCAGGTATATTCAAGATAAATACAAATGACTTTGATAAGAGTAAGTTGCCTGTACTTACTATTAAGCAAGATGACGCTGTTACACAGAATGGCGCAGGGTTTGTAAGAGGCGGAGCTGTTTATTCTTTTGTAACTGACGAAGACGGTAAATTGCAAAAACAAATAACTGACCTGAAAAATAATAAGCAAGATAAAAATTTGTCTAAAACTATTGCCGGAGCAACTACCGTTGAAGGCGCTTTAACTAATATTGATGCTAATGCTACAGCTCTTGCAGGTAGAGTTAGTACTGCAGAGAGTGAGATAGATGCTTTGCAAGATACTGTTAACAATCCTAGTAGTGGTTTAGTAAAAAAGGTCAATTATATCGCTGCAGATGTACGAACAATAAATAATACTAAAATACCTGAATTAGATAAACGTGTAACTGCCAACAGTAATTCAATAACTATACTTGATGGCAAAGTTACTGATTTAGATACTAATAAGCAGGACAAAGCAATTAATATTCCTGGCATTGAGTCAAAAACTGTAGAAGGTGCTTTGCAGGAACTTGATGGCGAGTCATCTGCTCACACAGAATCTATTAATAGTTTGAAAGCGGCAGATGAAGGACTTATCACGAGGGTAAACAATCTTGAACAGTCTGCGTATGGTGGAGAAACTCCTATCGGTACATATCCATCAGCAGCTACATTGCCTACACAAGCACAGTTAACCGCTTTTGTACAGCAAGAAGTAAGTAGGGCGCCTAAGCTCGGCGACGTAGTCTTATTTACACAAATTGTAACAGGTGGTACTGATAAGAGTTATAAGTTTATGTACACCGCGACAGGTTGGAGTAACTATGTTATACCTACAGTCGAGAGCGCAACGAATACTGACAAAGGTATCTTGCAAGGTACGTTAGGTGATACTACAGGAAACGTTCAAGTATCTATTGTAGATGGCAAGGTTGCAGATATTCTTGTAAAAGACGATACGACTTATAAAAGTATTAAAACTTTATTAGACGGTCTTGCTACAAAAATAAATACTGCTCAAAATACTGCTGATAACGTTATCAAGAAATACAATAACGTTGAATTTACATTTGTATCATCGGAAGATAATACCTTGACTAACTTCCCTTGTAAGTATACTGCGACTATCGAAGGTGTTACAATTAATAATGTTGCTGATGTATACTTCTCGGCGTTGCAAATTCCGCTTGAAATATTCTCAAGCTACGTGCAAGTTGAAGCAGGCAAGGTGAGTATATTTGCAACAACCAAAGCTCATTATCCCGAGTCGGTTACAGTTCCGACAGTAAGAATTTCTTAAGGAGGTAAATAAATGGCAGGTGTTGGTTCAACTAACGCAATGAAGAAAGGGTCAGGAAACAACCCTTTCTTGGCATTCAGTGTAGCCGATATGCGGAGTTACTTAAACTCTGCGTATACTGGCTGTATTGTAAAATACACTGGCTCGTCGACTAAAGTAGAAGTAGGCACATCGGATAAGAATAAAAATGCACAAAATTTAGTATTTGATATAGCTAATCCATTTACACGGCCCGGCAGAGGCCTTGTTAGATATGCTATGAAAATAGATAAGATGACTAACGATGGTGTTAAAACTACGTATATTTGTCACAAGTGGATAAATAAATCAACAGGAAGATTGCAAAACAGCTTAGGTAGTCTTGACGAGTCTGAGTATTGGGTATATGCACTTATAGAGATAGATGACATCAATCTTGACAATATAAAAGGCAATAATGTTAAATTTTTAGCCGTAACGGAATCTTTGTCAGAAATACCATCACTAATTGATTTACATCAAGATTGGCCTACTACTAAAGGAATAAATGGCTGGCAAACTAATTGTATCAATGAAGCTGGTAAAATAACTTTATGGAGTTACAGCGAGGATGTTAAATATAGTTATGCTGAAGGTAGTAGTGTAAGTTTAGATGAGATGATATATTATGAACCTTACGTAGTAAATGAGCTTTATAAAGTAGTTTACGGTAATGGTCAGTATTACTTTGAAGAGTTCTATTATATAAGCGATGACGTTACAACTGCTACAGTAGAAGATGTTGCACCTGGCAAAACATTCTATGACTTTACAGGAACTAAACAAACAGGCATAGGCACTAAGATAAATCCTTATATTGCAAAAACACTTGACGAGCTTAAGTCTTACTTGACCAGTGCGTATAAAGGTGCGTTTGTTAAGTATATTGGTAGTACGGTAAGTGACACAGATGACACAAAGTATTATGAAGATAGTATTTATCAAGTTGTCGATGATGGTACTACTTCGACTTATGTGATATTGCCTACGTTGAGCAATCCTGGTACGGCAGCAGACTTGGCACAAGGTAAGCAGTTGATTGATGGCGAAGGGAAAGTGGTGGAAGGTGAGGCAGTAAATCCTGAAGGTAAACTTGCGATGGATTTATTTGCTAAAACAATCACTGATATAAATGACACACAAGGAAGTATAACATCATGGCCTGCATTATATTATACCAATATGAGTTATAGAGCAGCTTTTTGTATAAATTGTAAACAGCTATCACGTGTAAATTTGCCTAACTTATCGTCTAGTTCTGGAGCAATAATACCATCTATGGCTTTCTATGGTTGTACTAATTTGAAATACGTTGATATAGGGTATTTCACTGGAATACATAGTAGTGCCTTTATTGGTTGTACTAATTTAAGAGAAATTAAAGGTCTGGAGAATGTAACTTATCTCGCCTCTAGTGCTTTTGTTAACGCAAAATTTGTTCAAGACGATGAGTTTGTATTGCCTAAATTTTCTAAGTTGACTAATATTAATGCTTATTATGCTTTCAGTGGTGCTGAATTATTCGATATTACAGATGAAACATTTCCAGCCATTACTTATATATCTGGTTACTCGACGTTTTATCATACTAAAAACATTACAAAGCTTAGTCTTACAAACTTAGAAACATTGTCAGGTTATTATACATTTGAGTATTGTCAGAATTTGCAAGAAATTAATTGCCCTAAATTATTACGTATTTTCGGTCAAGATTGTTTTAGAGGTTGTCGCAAGTTATCTAGTGTAAATATGCCGGCTATATCTTTTATAGGAAGCGGAGCATTTCACGGCTGTAGTGCAATAAAAGACATTAGTTTACCTGCCGTTACTACTTTAAGTGAATATGCATTTCGTTATTGTTCTTTTAGCAAAATAGTACTTCCTTCTCTAAGTAAAATGAACGGCGATCCGTTTCGTGACTGTAGAACTTTGTTAAGTGTATATTTGCCTAACAGTGTAGTATGCTCTGTGGCAGGGGGTATATTTGAGTATACTCCAATGCGTAGTTTATATAGCGAGGTAGGGTATAAATATGGTAGTATATATGTTCCTATGTCATTACTTTCACAATATCAATCTGCGAGTTACTGGTCTAACTTATCCTCACGTATGGTAGGCTTAACAGATGAAGAATTTGCATCAGTATTAACATAAACTGATTTAAGGGAGACTAACAATGAAGAGACTACAATTATTAGTACCGCAGTACAAGGAAGATGAATCAATAATAAAGCCACTATTAGATAGCATAGCTTTACAGCAAAACATAGACTTTAACGATATCGGTGTCATTATTTGTAACGATGGCACAGATGTTATTCTTGCAGAGGACTTCTTAAAGTCTTATCCTTACGAAATAATCTACAAGCATTGCGAACATCAAGGTGTATCTGCTACACGTAATGAATGCTTTAATCTTGCTACTGCAGAATACGTAATGTTCTGTGACGCAGACGATATGTTCTTCAACAATATTGCGATGTGGTTCATATTCCAAGAAATTGAGCGTTCTCATTTTGACAGCTTGACGTCTGTTTTTATGGAAGAAACAAGACATCCTGTCACAAAAGACGTGCTCTACATTGAACGTGGAAGAATGGAACAAGGTGGCATTGATGGTACTTTTGTACACGGCAAAGTTCATAGACGCAAGTATTTGCTTGAGAAAAACATTCGTTGGAACAAAGACTTGACTATTCACGAAGATAGCTACTTCAACATCTTGTGTCAAAACTTGACTGACAAAGCTGTCTATTGTCCGTTCCCGTTCTACTTGTGGAAATGGAGAGACGAAAGCGTTTGCAGACACGACCCCAAGTATATTTTGAAAACTTATAATAATATGCTTGACAGTAACACCGCATTAGTCAAAGAGTTTTTGAGACGTAACCTTGTAGAAAAGGCTATTCAATTTGTAGTTTCAATGACATATGATGCTTATATGACTATGAACAAGAAGGAATGGATAGACCAAGAAAATCAAGAATATCGTATGAATACTGAATTAAGATTCAAAAAATATTATGAAGAATTTAAGTATTTATATGATAGAGCACCTGAAGAATTTAGAAATCAAATTTATGCAGGAATTAAGAATCGATTTATGCAAGAAGGTATGTTCATTGAAGAAATTACATTCAAACAATGGATGCAGCACATTAACGAATTAAAGGAGGTAACTCAATGAAATATATTCAAGTAGGCGAAATAGGTAAGGCCGTTCTTGTATCAACCAAGAGCGACCTGCCTACAGCAGGCATAGCATACCTGAACAAGTTTTATGTGGCTACAGATAAGAATATTGTGTACACTTGTAAACCTGAAGGTAGTGGCTATGCATGGAAGGTAGCTACAATATTGCCAGCGTTGACTAATGGCATTGCAGTACCTGGACAATTGCAAGAAGGCGTAGAAGCTATTGACGCTAACGGCAATAAAGTAACTGGTACGATGAAACTTGTAGAGAAGACGGCTAATGCTAATGGTACTTATGTACCAAGCGAAGACAACGCACAAGGCTACAGCAAGTTCATTGTAGACGTTGCAGGCGAGACGGCGGAGAATCCCTACGTTGCAACCACTGAGGCAGAGATGAAAGCTTATCTTGCCGAAGAATACGTAGGGTCATTTGTAAAATATAAAACTTCATTATATTTTGACCAAGCAAACAGTACTCCGTTACACTGTAGCTCACTGGAAACTACAGGCGCAATTGATACAGGCTTAGGTCCAGAATATGTAAATATGAAAATAGACGAATGGTTACCCGAACCTGGAATGGTTAAAATTGCCAGCATTGAAACGTTTAATCACGACAATACATTCATGGGCGTTTCTCAACCTTATTCTATTCGAGAAACATTTGACCTTTATGCTTGGAAGTATAAAAATACTGATGGTTCATATACAAGAGTATTGTTTTATGCTTGGGCACAGACTTGGGCTTATGTATATACTCCAGATTCTTCTACTTCTTGGAGTAATAACGCGGCTGGTGGTGTTGTATTTTATCAAGATAATATGACGAGCGAAGCAAATACTGCATTAGGTCAATTATCTTTATCGGTTACTGCAGGTGATTATACAGGCACTACAAGTGTTGCTGCTGCTCCTGCTGAATACGAAAAGTACTTAAATTTAGGATTTTTTAGTTATGCTGTGCCTAATCATAATAATTATACCGACTATTATGGTAAATACGCTTCTGAGGATAGTGATGCTAAGGCTGGTATATCTGGTGTAGCACAACTTTCTTGGGCAACAAATAAATCTGTTTACTGGAACTCTATAACGTATCCTCGTTGTACTTATTTGTATAAAGATGCTTCTGTATTGCTCTGGTGTATTCAACGTGATATTGCTCCGAACAAACCGGAAAGTGAAAAAACTTATCGCGATGGCTTTGTTTATATAGTAAACTCTAAAAAGGCTACAAGGAATAAATGGCAGGCAGAATCACCGCTTGTAGAAGGTGACCAGTTAGCAGGCGCAACATTGTACTTTAACCAACAGATAACACTAAAAGAGTTTGATGATTTATGCAATAGTATGATAGCTGATTCTGAAACCGAAGGTGGTACATATTTTCTTTATAATGTTACCAATCCTTATACTAGTGAAAATATGTCTGAGCTAATATCTAACTCTTGCCCGTTAGTAGTAGCACATGATGGAGGGTTGATGTCTTATCTTAACTATGTTGAAGGCTCCGAAGGTAATATATATCTTTTTGATAACAATGACAACAATTCTACAATTAAGTATGCAAGTATTGTTGCTCCGTCAAGCCTGACCGCAGACGGAATGACGATAACTGTACCTGCTACATTAGGCAAAGTTAATAAACCTGATATTAGTAATGCTGTTATCGGTAAGACTGCTAACTTTACTAGCAGTGTTGAAGAGTATTCAATCTATTATTTCACGCAAGAAGTAGTACCTGGCAATGTATTTATTGAAAGTAATACAGCTAAAATGAATGCTTTGTTAGGCGATGAAACAACAAATAATGAAATAGCAGAAAACAGGGTATATTTGTTCACTGGACAAGATGGAAAGTACCTTCAGGGCACTTTCTATCAGCTGTCAAATGGTTCTTTACACATACTTCCGCCTTTGGACGTAGAGGACACGGCTCTCATACCTGTATATTTTGAAACACAGGAGGGATGGTTTCATTCGCCAAGTGGAACTTCTGTTAAACAACTTATACAATTAATATCGAAAGGGACATATGCGGTGTATCCTGCATCTCCATCTGTGGCAAAGGGAAAATTCTTTGATGCTTGGTACACACAACCTACTGGTGGCACTGAGTGGAATTTTAGCACCGCTATTAATGAGCCTACGATTTTATATGCTCAATATATTTCATAAAGCAGCTTAAGAAAAAGCACAAGCAAATTAAAGGAGGTAAATCAATGAACTTTCAATTTCGTAGCAAACCTGAGCAATTAAGTGGCGATAAGCTACTCGCTACAAATGAGTATGGTGACATTATCATATTCAAGGGTAAATTGCATATACCTATAAATACTAGTTCTAATATTGTATATTCTTTCATAAATAAAAAATGGAATAAGATAACAAACGGAGCAGTATTTGATAATAGCTTTATACCACTTCTTTCTTGCGAAAACCTTATTGTAAAAGATACTGACTTCTTTAAGTATCTTGTTTGTGATAATGACTTCATACTTAATTATTACAGACACATGCGAGAAAAGATGTGCTATCCGATTATAAACAGAGGCAAACTTTGGTATGACCATCTTACTCTTGCACAACACACTGAACTCAATGACTGGTATGAAGCATGGCTTGATGTCACTGAGACACACATAATCCCTGATACGCCCGCTTGGGTTGATGATAAACTTAATAAAATTGAACCGGAGGAACTCTTATGACTTGGTTAGAAAACATTGGCAAATGGTTTGTAGAAAACAAAGAAACAATACTTGCAGTATTGACGGCGATTCAGTCTTCAGGACTTATAGGTTTTATTGCTTGGGCAGTTAAGTCTACAAAGCAAGTTAAACTTAATACCAAGACTACCGAAACGCTTAACAAATCAATAACTTGTGTTGATGGCTTGAATGGCGAAGTCGCTGAAATGAAAGATGTTAACAAGACACTCATTGAGAAGTGTGAGTATCTTGAAAATCAAATGAACGACTTGCAAAACTCAATGGACATCTTGATTACAAAAATAGACGCAATTATTGAAGTACAATCTGTTGTTTATACAACTATCAAAGATGACAAGACGAGAGCCACTGTCAACAACTTGTTAACAAACGCTAAATATGCAGTGACTGAACAACGCAAGAAACTTATCGATGAGCTTGAGGCATTAAGACAGCAAATCAAGACGCAAGCTGAGGCTCAAAAGCAACTCGTAGAACACGCGGTCAATAAAGCACAGTCAATTGTAAAGGTTGAAGATAAACCTGCTGAAGAGCAAGTAGTAACGAGGTATTAATATGAAACAAGTAGGCAAGTATAATACATTCAAAGGAATATCGACATTGTTAACAATGGGTACGCCAATTATTACACTTGCTTGCTGCGGCGATTTCTTTGTAGAGCGACCGGCGACGGCAATATCTGCGGCAGGAGTATTTGCAATACTTATTGCATTACTCTTTGCCAAAGATAAGCTGGCAGAGAAAATTAAAACACCTTCCGCGTTTATTATATCTGCGGCAGTTCTTGTAATTATTGTAGTAGTAGAGAATATATTGCTTCCTATGAAGTATGTTTGTATAGCTACAATGATTGCATCAGGGGTTGATGAACTTACTTTCAAGAGAATGTATAAAGCCTTAGAATGTAAGATGCCGCAATGCTGGCAAGCATATGAACACTTCGGATTCATCTTTGCAAAGACACAAGATATATTCGACGAAGTTCAAAAAGAGGTAAATACGAATGAAGAAAGACCTGAATCCTAATGTTATAGAGGATGTAAAAACTGAAACAAAAAGACGTATAAAGGCTAATATGTATGACATCTTGGCCGCGGCAATAGTAGTTATAATGTTTGTCGTAGCTCTTGGTGTTATGAGTCCTAAGGAACTTACCTGGGATAGTCTTAAAGACGTTATTGTTAGTTGGGTACCTTTCTTTTTAACAGCATCTTTTCTTAACTATAACTATTATAGTAAAGGTAAATCAAAAGGAAAAGACGCTGATTCTTTCAAAACTACGATAGCAGCCTACTCTAAACAAGTAGGCTCTATCACAGGCGCTCAAATGAGTAAGCTTCCTGAATTTTGTAAATACTACAATCAGCAAGCGCTCGAAGAATTACAGACCTCAATCTTAATACTTGCATCAATACCTTTTGAACGATTTGATAAAGTTACTTATGACCAGAATGGCAATGAACTTAAACCGTTGAAAGTTCTTGATATAAAAGACTACAAGAAACTTGGTTACAGCAAGGAAGAGATTAAGGTAATCATACGAGCAAAACATACGTCAGTGCAAGGCATAAGACACAACCAGTTACTTGGTAACACATCAGCTCGTGATAAAACTAATATCGGCCACGGTGAAGGTGATATGACCAAGGCCCGTACTATTGTATCTACGATAGGACAAGCAATATCAATGTTCATACTTTGTATGATTGGTATGAAAGATATAATGGATTGGGGCTGGGTATCCGCACTCTTTGTATTATTCCGTATGGTATGGATATTATGTAAATCTTATTTGCAATATCTTAAAGGATATAACGACATAACAATACGACTAGCAAATCACATTGCAAGAAAGACTGACATACTTAAAGAGTTTGAGTATTGGTATTCATTGCAACCAGCATTGTTAGTTGCACCAACTAAAAAGCCTGAAGTAGCTGAACAAACTATCGATAGCTTGCTTACAGAAAATATTACCTAATGGTAATATTTTTCTTTTTATTAGATAGAATAATAATGATATTAAGGCTGCAAAACGGGTGATGACCGAAACTCGCCTACAAACATCAAGGAGACACAATATGTCAGGAATTTTTGGCGATAATGACTTGACTCCCGAAGAAATTGATGCACTGTTCGGAAGTGAAGAGCAGCAGGAAACGCCGCCTGCAAATGATGAAACAGCGCATTCGGAAGAATCTACCGGTAACCAAGACAAAGGTGACGAAAAGATTGACCAAACAAAGGCTTTTGCAAAACGTTTAAGAGAAAGCACCGACAAGGCTCGTAACGAAGAACGTGAAGCGATTGCTAAGCAAATGGGTTTTGAATCTTACGAGGCTATGATGAAAACTCGCGAAGACAAAATCTATGAAAATCACGGTGTTGACCGTGAACAAATCGGTACTCTTGTGGACGAAATTTACGAGGAAAGGCGTAAAAACGACCCTGCATTTCAAGAGCTTGATGAACTCCGGAAAATGAAGCAACTTGAATTCGGAAAGAAGGAATTAGCTGAAATTACGAAGTTAACTAATGGTGAGATAACTTCATTCAGTCAATTGCCGAAAGATGTGTTGGAGTTGTGGGCTAAGGAAGGTTCCCTTAAATCAGCGTTTTTGCAGCTGAAAGGCGAAGAACTTATAATTAAGGCTCGCTCGGAACAGAGTAAAGGCTCAACTCAGCATCTTATCAATCCCAGCGGTGGACCTACTCCTAAGTCAAATACTCGACCCTTGACAGACGATGAAAAGTCAGTATACAGATACTTTAATCCTGGTATAACTGACGAAGAATTAAATAAAAAGACTAAACCAATTTCCTAAGGAGGAACTACCACTATGGCAACAAATTATTATGGCAAACAAGCTGGTTCCTTTAAGACGGCTTATTTGCAACACGAAATTGTTGAAGATGTGAAAGTTACTGCTGGTAAAAACCAAGTGCTTCACGTCGGCGACATTGTTAAGATTACGAACGGTGTTTTGGGCTTGGTACTTTCTGCGAGTGCAGCTTCAGCAGGCGCGGTATCTTTCCCCGCACTTACGACTGATATGTACATTGTAGCACAAAGCGACCAAACGATGGAATACGGTCATGTACCTGTTGAAATGAGAGATTACAGATACGACAACAAAGTTGCAGATAAAGCAACTGCTAAGAAAGTCGCACTGTTCCGTATTATCAACCCGCAAGACGTCATTGTTACAAAAACGACCTTCTCGGTCACTGAATAATAGGAGGACTAAATTATTATGGGAATGATTATTAACATTGATAAGGCCTTAGAACTCCGTACTGATTACAACGTGTTGAGAGAACCTCTTAACGATATGTTAAAGGCTCAGCAAGAAGCTTGGGAAAAGAAGAATCCTATTGACCTTCTTTTTGTAAGAAACTCTATTGATAGATTCCAACAGACGTTCACTTCGAGCATTGGCTTTGATAGAGCGTTTAAGGAAACGAGTGACTACAATATCGGTCCTATCTTTAATACTGCTGAAGGTTTCTCGGCAACGTACCGTACCAGAACGTTCCAAGGTGGATTTATCATCACTCAGCAAACTCTTGAAGATAGAGAACTCGGTAGAGTCAAAGATGACGCTTCTCGTTTCGTGAAACGTTGGCAAGCAGATACTGTTGACTATGCTATGGCAGCTATTCAAGCAGGTTTCGGTAAAGAAGTCAAATTTGGTGAAGGCGACAATGTTTCCAGACTCTTGCTTACAACGGCAGATAGCAAGTCCGGTGACATCTATGACACTGACAAAGCACCTTTGTTCTACAATGCTCACAAGACGGTTAAACGTTCGCCTGATGCAACTCCGATTTCGCAGTCTAACATTTTCTATGCTGGCATTGATACCACGAAAGAGGACGGCACGATTGTTGCAAAACTCGCAGACGTTATTAACCAAGTTATCACGATTATGGAAAACTATCGCGATGACAATGGCAAACGTGCAAGCGTTGATGGTGCAAAGATGATTGTTTGCGGCAATGACCCGCATCTCAAAGCGTACCTCAATGCAGCAGTTTCTATGGATGCATTTGGTGGCAAACCCAACGATGCATATCAAAGAGCAACTGTTGAGTCTACTCCGTACTTGCTTGATATTGATGCTTGTGTCAATGGTAAGGGCTTCTTCATTGTCGACAAGTCTTACAATGCGGCAAACCACGGTCCTGAATTTACTGAGCGTGTTGCATTCACCTTGAATGTTAAAGAATGCGATGAACCGATGGGTATTAAATACTCTGGTCGTCAAAGATTTGACATCAACGTGGCAACTTGGAGAGGCATTGCTTACGTTTACGTTGGCACTCCTGCTGGTGCAGGCGTTAATGGTTGGGATGCACTTGAAAACTTCACGAAGATTACGCCTTCTGTTGAAATGGGTGTCAAACCTGTCTCTGTGGTTAACACAGTTAAAACTCAAGCTTAATCAATAATTAAGTGATTTTATAGGAGCCCTGTCGAAAGATGGGGCTCTTATCATATAATCATTATTTGATTAATTTTAATATATAATAGATGATGATTGATGATTATCTAATATGATTAATCGAGATTCATATATTATATATTAAAATTAATGATATAAGGAGGTACAATATGTACACTTGGGCTTATCTTAAAGCCGCTGCATTTGCTAAACTTGACTTAACTGAGGACGAAGCAACTGCACAAAACTTAACAGGTAGATTTTATATTTATGCAAACGAGGTTATAACTCAAGTGTGTTCCTCTATAAAGCCTAAATATACATTTGCTGAATTTGTAATAACACCTGACAAAGTAGGAGTGTTGCAAACTATGCCAGACGATTTTGTAGCATTTGGTGATGATGTGAATACACGTACTTATGTTGACAAAAATATCTACAACACTGAAACTAATACTTTTGGTGTAACTTTGCAAGAAGAGGCAACAGACTACGACTTTACTTACAAAGGATATAATCAACTTGTATTTTATAAAGAGGGCACGTACAGCATTTCATACAATGCAAGATGGTACACCTTTGCATCAAATTTGCGAGATGAAACTCAAATTCCTGTACCTAATGATATTCTTGACTGCATACCTTCATACATTGCACATCAATGTTACAAGATTGACGATGAAGTTAAAGCGTCGATATTTAGAAACGAATACGAGATGTTCCTTGCAAGAATTGATAACACTCACTACAAAGAAAATAAGACTATTGTTATAGGAGGCGGATGGTGAGAACTATAAACAGACAACCTTACACGGTTAAACAATTAGATTATGGCGATGTAAAATATAAGTTTTTTAATCATAGTAACTGGAAAGGCGTCTGTGATGATAAAAACTATCTCGGCGTAGACCAGGAGACTTTTGCTGATAGTAAGAATGTATATGTTGATAGTGAAGGTATACTTAAAAGTAGACCGTCAGTCAAACAATATGTAATGACACAAGAAGGTTTACAGTACATTTATGACCTGTGGACGTTCGGTCAATGGACTGTATATCAAACTAGTACTACTACGTTGTATTTTGTAAAAGGTGATAGAATTAGTGAGCCAGTCGCAGTACCTGCAGAGTTCAAACTTGTACAAGCAGACGAGAAGATATTCGTGTTCTCAAAGAATTCGTTGTCGTACTTTGATTTAGTAACTGAAACTTGGGTTGAGAATGCTATTGATAAAATTTATGTTCCTGTTACAGAAACAGTTACTCTTGGTAAACGTTTAGAAAACGAAAGTCCGAACGTACTTACATCTTCTTATATTACACGCTATCTGTATGAAAAAGGAGATGATGTTTTTGATGTATTAGGAAAATCTGGAAGTATAAAAATATTAGGTACTGATGAAGTATTTAATATAAGCGATATAACTAATGAAAAAGTTTTTACGCTTACTAAGCCATTGCTTAAACTTAAGCCATCAAATTACTATAATAATATTCCGCTGGTTTTTATAAATAAAGAAACAGGTATATTATTGCTTGGAGAGTATGATATAAACAATAAATTTACTTTGAGCTTTACAAGAGACGGAGTAAAGTTTACTCAATTGCCAGCATTATCTTCTCAAATAGATTGCTTGCCGAATATTAGTCAAAGTAAGGACCACGTATATGCTATATTACATACTGTAAATGGTATATATGCCTATACATTATATGCGGCACAAACAGTCACTACAACATATCCTATATGGACTAATATATGCCCGTTTGTAGTAAATAATATAGGCACTGTAAGTCTTGACACCGCTGCACCTTCGCCAGCATATGATTTAGCTCCAGAAGCTAATTCAATTTTGTATAATCTTACTAAAACTTTAGTAAATAGAAATCCTGTAATAGGAGATGCTATTAAATATACTCAATATGATAATGCTTTTACAAGTAATGAACCTACTGAGTATAAGTACGTATGTGTAGGAATTAACCCGGATGATACTACATATAAAGGTTTTGCATGGAAAACATATCGTATTAAGGAAAGTGTATATAAATATAATTATGTAAATAATTCTTATGTTTTTAGTGGTATATCAATTAAGCCTAATTTTATAGGCATTGAATCAAATAACGAAAATGTTCTTAGTACTGATGATATAAAAAACTTTCTTGTGTCTAATCCTAAAAATGGAGATAGCTTTTTATATCCTCACTACGTTAGGTCAACTAATATACTTACTGTATTAAGGTATACTTATATTAATGAATGGGTTGTAAATATTGCAGCAAATGAACTTTATGAAGGACTTTCTACACAAATAGGATATTATATAGATGATAAAATTTATTCCGGATATTTTGTCTTAAATTGTATGACTGTTCCTACTTATGATGTACATTATACAGTATCAACTGAAAAGAATATAATATTATATAGCAAAAATAATGATGTTATTCAATATAATATTGTGGTTAGTGATAGTTCTTTTACTGATGTACAAAAATATAGACGCTGTGCATTTGATGGAAAAACTACTGTAGATATTAATAGAATATTGAATTGTAAAACTTATCACATAAATAAAGGTGAGTTGGAAAATTCATTAATAAAAACTAGATTTTTTACACCAAATGAGCAAACTCCGTTAATGTATAAGTTAACAGAAATATCCGTGTATGTAGCTAATAATTATATACAAATATCATACATTGCACCTTATGTTATAAGTGGCAATGCTCCAAATAGATTAGTTACTTCTTCAATAAATTATTCTGACGAACAATTTTTAAGTTTAACAGATTATACTGATTATTGCTCAGAAGTAATAGTTGATGTAAATTCACAGTGTCAAATAATAACACCTCCTAGTCCAGTACAAGGCAAGTATTATACTACAGGATTTGGTTTTGAATTAAAATCGTATTATAATATGCATTTAACTGAGATTAATTTAATATCAGGCAGTCAAATATCACCACTCTTAATAAGCGGTTATCCAGTAAGCATTAATATATTAGGTCTTTACAATATTTCGAACGATGTTTTGCGTACATCAAACTTTGATAATGGTATACAAATAGATGTTACTACACAAGGCGAATTAACCTTTGATGTATTCGACCACGAAACAGAGTTATCGCAATTCTTTGTAAGTAAGGGCAAGAACTTGTATATAAACGCGCAAGGTTCTAATGTCGGTGTAGATGACTTCAAATGGTACTTCCCTGAACGAAACGTGCAAGAGTTTGACTATGAAATAACAAACTTGCATCCTATATCTACAACTGAAATTGCGGTATTCTTGCAAGATAGTATTTATTATGTTAAGCCAGTAACAACTACTATCGATGGTATTGAAACTATTGCATATAGTTACTATAAATCACGTATACCTCTTGGCTGTGAACAAGGCAGCGATGTAATAACATCATACGACAACAAGTATACTATGTTTGCAACTAAACGCGGTTTTGTAGCAATGAGCTATCAAGATTTTATTGCCTCTGACGAGCAAGCGTTGACGTTCTTGTCTGATACAATATACGATATGTTCAATGAATGGAACCAAGGTGCAATCAAATTGTTCCAGTATAATTTTTGGATAATATTGTACAGAACTAATACCGGAAAAGCATTTATCTTTGATATGCGCAGTAATAGTTGGTGGCCAATTGAATATAATAGTAACGTAAAGAAGTTTATTGAAATTGATAGAAAACCGTTATTATTATCTGGTTTGTACTTATATAAACTTGATACTTCAAACGACAATTATTTTGACGGAAACTCATTAAAAGACGGTCGCATTGATTGGTACTTGTCAAGTCAGAAACTTCACTTAGATGCAATAAACTATTATAAGCACATTGTAAATCTAACTTTCTTTGGTTACAATTATGGTGACAAAGATGTAAATGTTAGATTTAATCTACGAGTCATAAATTATCGTAAACAGACTGATACAAATGAAACTAAATCATTTTCGGCAGTCGATTATAAGATTCAACTTACTCGAACATTTGTAACTCGTATAAATTATTATAAAGTGAATCAAGTACAATATATACTTGAAAGTAGTAGAGATGAGGATGCTGAGGATAAAATACCAGTTCCTCTCAGTCTTACGGCGATAAGCCTTAAGTATCTTGTAACAGGGCAGGTGAGATAATGGCAGTAGGATATATACAAACTAGTGACCAAGCTAAAAAGTTTTTACAAGGAATGCGTAATGCTACAGGGAGTCGTTCATTCGGCTCCTTGTATGCTGCAAATGAACTTGCTGGTATGAAAGCCGAACAACAAGTCGAGCAACAGTATGGCGAACAAATAGGTCAAGCATATAAGTCTGCGATGGCTCAACGCTCAAACATCTTGTCAAGCAATCTTGGTACAGGATATAAAGACGCAATGCTCGGCGATACTGACCAGTATTTAACTAAGGCTTATGACCAGTATATGAGTAAGCTTTCACAAAGTAAGCAAGCTATTGCAAGTAGCGTAAGTGAGGCTAATGAAGTAGTAACTGACGAACTTGAAAAACAAGCGGCTAACGTTCTTGAATTGAATAAGAGTTATTCACCATATTCAGAATATTACATGGAATGGATTAAGAATAATTTAAGTGAAGAAGAATATAGTAATATTGTCAATAGTCCTGACTGGCGAAATTATATGACCGCTGATTTTGGTGATGATTCTGAAACTAAAGCAAGATATGATGAACTTGCCGCGTTAGAAGAGGCTGGTACATTGTCACCTGAGCAAGAAGCCGAACTTAAAGAACTTAGAGCATCTTACTATCGTTTGAAGAGTGAACAAGAACTTGCTACACCTTCTTATGTCGAAGAGGTAGACCCTGAAACTGGTGAAACGTATAAACATTGGACTTCTATTGTAGATGATGAAGGAAATCTTACTGAAGCAGGTATTAACTATTATGACTTCCTTGAAAACTATGCAGCTACAAGACAAGGTAAAGGACCTTCTTGGGAACAATACTTATCGGAAACAAATCCTGAACTTCTTGATTGGGCTAAGACATACAATCCCTATCTTGCAGGCACAAATGACCCGTTCTGGGCAGGAACTATGCGTACGGCACATGGCACAATGTCCGATGACTATAAGTATACATTTCTTGAAAGATTTGGTGGCTTAGGGCAAAAAGAAGTTAACACTGTGTTCGGTGACATGACTAAACTTGCTAATAAATCAATAAATGATATTAATGTAAATGATATTAAAGGATTTATAAGTCAATACAGAAAACTTGCTGAACAAGTTGGTATAGACAGTGAAGTCGTTGATTGGGAGGCCGTTGAAAAACAATCTGAGGTTTACTTACAGCAAATAAAAGAGTACGAAGAAGAAATAAAGGCTAAAGATACTGGTAAAAAAGTAGGCGAAGGTATAGGATATGGTGTAAGCTCTGCTGCAATTTTAGGTGGAATTGCATCTATTATTGGAGGATTAGTATCTATTCCTCTTACCGCTGGTGCAAGTGCACCTGCTGCTGGAGCAACTATTAAAGCGGGCGTTGGATTAATAGTCAGTGGTGCTGCAGGAATAGGCACTACTGCTGCAGCTGCTGAAAATACTCAAAAACAGATTGATGCTCTTAAAGGTAATAAAAAAGCACAAGAAGACTTGCTTAAACAAATGTATCTTGATAGCTTGATAAATATGGTAAACGAAGTCAACGCTAAAAAGCGTGAACAACAAATACGTGAGTATCAATCTCAAAGATGATTATAATATATAATATTAAATCATCGATAGATTAATCAAGATTCATTATAAAATCATTCTATTATATATTAAAATTGATAAAATCGATATTTTGATATATAATAAAGATATTCAAAATATCTGCGAAGAGCAGTAAAGGAGTATATAAATGGAAATTAAAAACACAGGCTTTTTGAACCCTTACGAGGGACTCAAGCAAAAATATGCCTCTAATGCTATCGTAAACAAGTATAGAGATGACTGGAATATTTTTGCTAACCAAGGTAAACTTGATGAATATCTTGGAACAATTGACATGTTTGAGCAAAAAGGCGGTACATTGTCTGGCTTAGAAACTGAGTATAAGCCAGACTTTTTGTCGTCTCAGGAACGTTTACTTGCTATGGCTAACGAGGCTGTTGGTGACCGTGAGAAACTTGTAAAAAAGAAAAGAGAAGTTGTAGATGAGGCTACACAACAACTCAAAGAAGAAGAGTATGAAACTACGGATTATCAATATACAAAAGACCTTCTTAAAACTATTGCTGATGAACGTGAATTAGCTTATGCAAAGCAGATGCGTAATGATACTGTTACTGCAAAGGACGTAGGTCTTTCAGTCGCAGGTTTCTTTACAAGTGCAGCGCAAGGTATTTTAACAGAGTTAAATGACGTTTATAATATTTTTGAAGGCGTTGCAAAAGGGTTTGACGAATGGGTTAAAACTGGTGATTATAAGCAGTTTGATAAAGGCTATCGTAGTGCATTTACTAATGACACTTGGATTGATACAGCTAGTGAGGTATTACAAAGTGTTGTCATAGACCCTGAAACAGGTGATTACGTCACTAAGGCTGCAAGATATTTGTATAGCGCTGGTGAGTCATTTGGTCGCATGGTTCCTTCAATGATTTTGCAATCAATAGGCGGAGGCGTTGCTAATCACGCATCTTCTGCAGGCAAGGCCGCTGCTCTTGTAGGTAAAGGTGGTTCACTTATTGCTAAGAGTGGACAAGCATTTTATTATACTGCTATGGCATCCAGTAACTTAAAGGAAAGCTTTAACAACTCAGAACTTTGTACTCGCCCTACATTAGAGTTAATGGCTAATGCTGCTATAAAGACTGGCTTTGAGTATGGTGTTGAAAGACTGCTCGGAAAAGCATTTGGTGCAACTGCTATTGATAGTATGGCTTTTGGTTATGTTAAAGCAGCAAGTAAAATTGGAAAAGGCAGTGCTATTATTCGTATACTTAAGGATGCTATACAAGAAGGTACTGAGGAATATTTACAAGACTTCAGTAGCTATATGGTAGACAGAGTTTTCGGACTTTGGGCAGAAGATTATAAACTTGCTTCTGAGTGGAATATGCAGGTTGCAACTGATGCTTTTGTAATGGGTGCACTGATGTCACTTGCCGGTTCGTCATTCAAAGTATTTGTTACTACGAAAAATGTCGATACTGGAATTGCTAAAACCGATAAAAAAGGAAATGTTAAATATGACAAAAACGGCGAAGTAAAAACTAAAAAGCTTGGCAAACTTGCATCTTACGAGTACTATACAAACTTTGATAAGCTCACTTCCGATATGAGTAACTACATAAGAAACGAAAAACTTACTCGTGAAGAACGTACAGAACTTATGGCGGGTATGCTTACCACCGTTAAAACTCTTACTGATGTATTTGGTGAGATGGGTGAAGAGCGCTATCGTAAAGCTGCTCAAATGCTTGATGCTATATCACAAGTTGAAACTAAGGCTGAACAATACAGATTGTACCAAGATATTGAGAAACAAGAAATTCTTGGTAGCCGTAAATATGCTAAAACTAAATATAAAAGTGGTGAATATGCTCAAGACGGTAAATCTGTATACGAGCAAATGCGTGCTGAGTATTTGAGTGGACGTGAATACATTGTAAGTCCTGACGAGGAAAGAAAAGCATCAATTTTTGAATATGCTAATGCAGCACCTACTGATAAACGTTATAACTATGCTGATGCTATAGCTGCTCAAAGAAAAGGTTTACGTTCTTCTAAACCTGCAATGGATGAAAGTTTGTTGAGAGCTCGTGTAAATGATTACGTTGCGGCTAACCTTCTTATGAGCAAAGCCGAACTTCAGGCTAAGGCTGCAGAATTTGTAGATACTGTAAAGAAGTTTTCAGACAAAAAACTTACTAAAGCGGCATTAAAGCATCTTGAACTCAAAAAAGATAAGATTGCAGAAAACCGTATAACTACACCCATTGTAACTATAAACAAGGAAGATACTGAAGTAGATACAGATAATCTTACCGAAAAAGATATAGAAGTAGTTAAAAGTGTATTTGGCACAAGTAAATACAAAAGTATTATTGTATCTGAAGATGGTGTATCGCCGTTAGAAGTTGATAGTACTACTATTATTGTGCCTGCTAACAATCTGTCGCAAGGCGCTAACGGTATTTATAAGACTCTTGCAGAAACAAAAATTGTAGAAGAATGTAATACATATCAACCTTTAAGACTCGTTGTAAAAACTATAACTGAAATATATAGAAAAAATTTTAATGACGTTAACGCCACGTCAGAAACAGCAGTTAGACGCTTTTTGTACGACGCAAACTTTGCATCTACTATATTATTTGGCAAGGGCGACAAAGATATGGTTCAGTTCATATCTGTGCTTAACAACATTATTAATAATACTGCGTCAGATACAGCAGCAGATGCTATATACAAAAAGGAACTGCAAGATAGACAAGCTGATTTGAAGCGAGTATTCAAAAAGTATGTTACACAACAAACATATGTAGACTATATGTCGTTGTCTATTTTTACAGCGGAAGAAAAAACAGAAATAAAGAATGAACGTTACGGTTTAGATTTTTATTTAAGAACTACTAAAAGTGGCTATAAGCCGTCTGAGCATTTAGATGATGGAAGAATGTTTGCGCAACGAGTGAATGCTCTTCCAAGAATAACTGTCGATCAAAAAGAAAAACTTGTGCAAGATTTCTATGGTAGTGATATAGAACGTGCAAGTGCAATTAATAAAGTCAATAGGTATTATGATTATATTTGGACTTCTAAATATAACGGTGTTATTTATATGCCTATGGACAATCTTAAAAATACTACATTTAACTCTTGGTTAAATTCTATGGGAATAACCATAAGAGAGCTTACAAAGGTTAACGGCATAAGTGATGACGTACGTTCTAATATCGAGTCACAGTATGGAAGTGTGAATACTAAAACCTTGCTAAATTACTACCAAGAATCTTTTGAAATGTTTACAAGGAAAGATACTGATAGTGCTCCAGCTTATACATTTGAATATGACGAAACTGCTAAAGAGGGTAGCAAAGTTACTGTAAAAGAAATAACAACTCAAAAAATGCAGCCTGTGGTAGGTGATGCTAAACAATATATACGCAAAGAACAGCATCATATGCAAGATGATAAACTTGTATATAAACCGTCTGGAGATGCGCCAAAGTTTGATATTTTTGACAAAACAAAATATAGTAAAGCTGTGCGTGATACTATGACCTTTGATACGGCAATTAGAGACGTATCTACTTTGTCAGAAGATATACAACAAGATATAAAGCAAAAGTTTGGCTCATTAACTTCTACTAATGCTTATTTGTATCTAAATAATAAGCTCATGACTGAAACAAACAATAAATTTGGTTTAGTCTTAGCTGGAGATGGCGCAGTGGTAGTAGTTGATTTAGTACCATTCAAGGAAGCCGTTACAGATAATTTTGATAAGTATATTGAAGGTATTGTAGATGGCAAATATACTGGAAAGTCCGCTAAACTTAGTGCGTTATTCAAAGACTCGTACTTAAATAACTTAACTAAAGACACTAGAGTATATGCAATAGATGAATTTAGTAGTGAATATGACCATACTACAAAAGCTTATTATGACGAAGACATTAATGAGATTACGCTATTTTTGCCTGCCATAAAAAGTATATCGCCTAAAAATGAGTTAAATGTGTATTACGAACAAGCATTAAAAAATACTCTGCTCCATGAATACTTGCACGCTGTACAAAAAGGCAATAGACTTGTTAATGGCGGTGACCCTGATATATTCTTGTCTTTTAGTGATGAGGCAAAAGACGCTATAGTTGCGGATATTAAAAAACATATGCCTGAAGTAGCGGATAGAATTAAGCGATATGGTTATTCTAAAGAAGAAACTTATAACTATATATCGCAAGTAATTTATTTCGGTATGGGTGGTGAAGCCAGTTCATTTGGTTATGGCTTTAAGCTGTCATCTTATGCTCCTTGGCTTGCGCGCGAATCTTATGGCGACACTACTTTTGTTTCTCCATGGGGTTCAGAATACAGCGAGGAAGGTGTAGTTGTTAAAAGCAAAATCTCAAAAATGGCCGTTGACGAAGATATATCTAATGACTTAAAAGATGTAAAAGAACTTACTGGCAAAGAGTTTGGCCAAGCAATGAACCAAAAAGCTGGCAAAACAAAACGAGTTAAGAGCGAAGGTCGTTCATTTACATTTAAGGAAGAAGCTTCCCAAAGCAATATGAAATATCTATGGGATGCTGCTCATAAAAAAGGAAAGCCCTACGTTCTTACAGATACTCGTATTAAGGATATGATTGTTGCTACTACTGGTATTGAAGATGAGTTAGACCCTGAATTTATGAATAGAGTCAAGGACGGAAGAATGAGCACTGTCTCTGATATTCTTGAATATATGAGGTCTTACGAACAATTAACGCCTAAAGTAAAGACGACTGTTGAGTTAATTAACAAATATTGGTTCAAAAATGATTATATCAAAAATGCTACAACACTAGAGTCTATGGCCGTAAAAGGTGCAGCTATGCTTTATGCTACTCGTTCTGCAATAAGACAATTAATTGCTAATGAGCCTGAGTTGGCAGAAAAACTAGGACTAGTTGAAGGCTTAGTTAAACCTATGCCACCTAAAGATTTGATGACTGTTATAGCTAGACTTAGTAAGATACCTCAGTTTAAGGCCAGATACCAGCAAGTTTTAGACGGCTATGAAATGGTTGGTAAACGCTCTATAGACGTAGATACTAATGCTATGCGTATTGCATTACTTAACAACTTTGATGGTACAATACAATCAGCCGCAGCAGTTGCATCATGGGCTCGTTCATTGGCAATAAACCAAAAACTTAGAGATTCTTCAATATCTTTAGACTCTGAATCTGATAGCAAAGATGGTGGTTCAAGAAGTTTAAGTGAAACTATTGCGGATGCTAATGCAGAAATGAGCCATGAACTTGGCGAAGTATGGTTTAATGAAATTGCTAATACGTCAAGAGAAGAAAGAGAGAATCTAGTATTTGAAAATAGGCGAAATGAATATATCGCAAAATTACAAGAATCTTCCAAAGAAGCTCTACTTAAAGATATACGAACTATTCAAAAAACTTTAAGCAGTGATACTGATGAAGAAGGTAATTGGATAAGTCCTTTGAGGCAAGAAGTTGCTGACATGAGTGATGACGACCTTAATACGGCTTATCTTGCTTATGAATATTCTGCTGGCATTGATTTTGCTGAGCTGCGCAATCAAATAGCAGACCAACTTATTGATGCCAAAGGCGGTACAGCCGAAAGACCTCGCTATAAAATTGTTCAACGTGTAAAATATCTTGCTGATAAGATTAAGCGTTTACTTACACCAGATGAACTTAAGACCTTTACTGAAGAATACCCAGAGTTAACTTACAATGATAATGGGTCTTATGTTTTGCCTCGTGAAGATATTGGCGATGGAAAAACTACAGCAATATCTATTGAGAAAGTACTAGAATTAGAAGAACTTTTCGATGAGTTAGCTAAAAAAGCTTATGCTATCAAAACAGCACGTCAACGTTTTTTAACTGCTGAAGATGCACTGGCTAAAGCTAAAGAAACTATTAAAGGACTTAAAGCTAAAGTTAAGGCTGAACGCGAAGCAACAAAAGCTGCTAAAGCTCAAGCTAAACTAGTATATGCTAAAGTACGTAATAATGTAGAAATTGCTATTGTAAGCGAAACAAATGTACCTGACAAACTTAACGTCTTGCTCAGTACAAATTTCGACAAATTAGCAGATACTAAAGTAAAGTACTTAACTACTGAAGGACAACAACACACTATAAAATCTCTTGCTAAATTTACAGAAGATAATGCAGAAATATTAGCATCAATGACTAATGCTGAAGCAAAGGAATTTGTGTCCTTCTTTAAGAACTCTACAGTTATAACAGATGGCGCTAACACTGAAACAGTTACAACGTATAATGCTGTAAGATTGTATACTCTGGCATATATCTATAAAAATGCTACTGGAGAGTACTCTCAATTCCAATTAACAGCTGACGAAATGAAAGCCATTGAGGATATGGTACTTACAAGAGCTAGTTCTGCTGGTACTGAAATGTCAATTTCACGCCAAGTCTTGGAAGAGTTTAAGCCTGCAGAGTATATCATAAAAAAATTAAGTACTGAAGTCAATATAGACTTTTCTGAAGAAACTATAAATGAACTTGCTGAGTTGACGAGTAAATTTTCAAATAAAGACTTTGCTAAAATGAGTGAAGCTGATGTAAAGGCTGCCACGCTTGAAAATATTGCGGCTCTCAAAAAAGTATTCCAGAAAATGTATGACGAAGGTTTGGCAAAGTATAAAGATACACATAAGTTTTCTGTGTTTAATCAATTGTGGAAATTCCAACGTATGGCAATGCTTAGTTCGCCAGGTACTTGGTTAAGAAATATCACGTCTAACTGTATAATTACAGCAGCTAATAAAGCTAGCGCAGTAATCGGCGATGCAACTTTCAAAGTATTGCAAAAAGCAGAAAACAAATTTAGCAAGACAAAGGTTGCGCCAAGACCAACCCGCAATTTGACAGATGCACAAAAAGCTAATGTGCATTTTGCAGAAAATAGGTTTGGTTATAATGGAAAGTTAACGTCGCAAGAGGCTCTTGATAATAACTATGAACTTGTAATGCAACGCATTGACAAACAGATTACGGCGCAAAATAATTTTGCAAGAAGTGTTATCGCAGCAGTTAAAGCAAGATACAATCCTGAGTTATTGCAAAAGTTACAAGATACTAAGGCTGCTTTGCAATTAGACCACGAATACCGTATAGCTGATTTAGAGTATAAGCAAAATGTCGCAGATAAAGTAAATGTTCGTAGAACAATGTATGGCCAATATCAAATTACTGGCACAGTCATTGCAGAAGACGCTAAAACATTTGTAAATGATTATATTCTTGATAGCGGTTTTTACGATATGATTTCTGAGTCTATAAATAAATATACGGCTGGAGATTTTACAAGAACTGCAAAAGCTAATGAAAATCTTGCGCAAATGATAGTTGCGTCTATACAGAGCGAGATATTCAATGACGAGTCATTCAAAGTACCTAACTGGTGGAAAAAGATAAGCAAAGCTGGTGATGATGCCTCCGGGTTAAATATGTGGAATAAAATTATTTACAAAGCCATAAGCGATGACCCGTGGGTTAAAAAAGCTTTCGCAAGCTATCTTGGTAAAATACTTACTGAAGACGATGTAAACCTTACAAAAGGCATAACGAAAGAAGTGCAAGCACATATCGTTGACGCTTACAAAATGGCGGCTTGGGACTATATGCATAAAACAAATGCTTTTAGTGCTGTTGAAAAGACAATACGACAATATACAACGGAAGGCGGCTACTTTATTTGGAAACAATTGTTCCCATTTGCTGTCTCTGGCTGGAACTGGTTCAAAGAAGGTCTTAACTACACACCTCTCGGTCTTGCCAAAGCTATACTAGATTATGCTAAGCTTGATAAAAAGGTTGCAAAAATGAGTGACGATGCAGCTAAGGGAATGGGACCGTCTGAGAGATTCGCCGGATATATTGTAAAACGTAACATTGGTAAAGGTACTATTGGTACAATAGGTTTCATTGCTGGTGCGCTGCTTGCTGGCTTTGGTGTAGCAGGTATAGACGAGGAAGACGATAAAATAAAATTGCGCGTCGGAAACGTGTATATTGATATAAGTCAATTGTTTGGTACACAAGGTATTCTGCTTGGTATGGTATTTGCTAATTTCTTTGCTGAGGATGGAGTTATTGCAAAATCTCAGGGCGACAAAGGCTTCGATATATTTATGCGTTGCGTAGGTTCGTTCCTCGATCAAGTATTCTTAGATAGTACATTCAGTGATTTATACAGTACTATTAGCTATACTCAGACTTTTAGTGATGTGCTTGTTGATATGACAGATAATATGTTATCTTCATTCATACCTAACTTCTTGAAAGTTGTTAATAATGCTACATACAACCACAAAGTAAAGTATAGCAAAGGCTTCCTTGGTATGCTCGAACGCAAAGTTGTACAAACAGTACCCGGTATTGCATATGCATATCCTAAACAATATGATGTGTATACAGGCGAAATTAAATGGCAATATGGCAGCGGCTGGTGGGGAATATTCCAGAAAGTTGCTAACAGCGCATTGCCTATCAAAGTTTATCCGTATTCTGTTAGTGATATTGAAAAAGAAGCAATTCTTAACGGAGTAAATAAAGGTCAATTAACTGGAAATTATGACAATATAAAACCCTTTACTCCTGCGCAAGTATCTAAACTTAACGAATATTACGGACAATTGAATAGTGCTGATTTAGCTGAGCTAAAAGCTAATAAAAAGAAGTATAAAGTAAAAGATGAAAAAACTGGAAAGTATGTTGAGCTTACTTACAGTAAAATGACTGCAAAGCAAAAAAATAACGTTATCTCCCGTATAATGGAAGATAACGCTGAAATTGCTAAAATTTATGTATATACTTCAAGCGGCGGCAAGTATTATGCTGAAACAGAAACAGCATTCCAAACGCTTAGAAGCTTACGAATCAAAAATGTATTCAGAGCTACAGGTAGTAAGAAAGGCTTTAATTAGTCCTATACCATCGCCGCTTTGTAAGCTCAGCATGTAACCAGTCTAAATCTTCTTGTTCACCTACTACGGTGATGTAGTCTCCTGATAGCGGGCATCTCAAATCGAGGTGCTCGTTATCCATTTCTATGAACCTTAATGATTTTTTTATTCCGTGGCAACGCTGCTCAATATGTTTTAAGCATTCTATTCTGTTAGGAAATTCATACGGTATATATGTGTCAGTTATTATAGTCATATTAACTCCTTTGTTTTAATATATAATATTTATTTCTCGATAGATTATTCAAGATTGATTCTAATTATCATCTATTATATATTAAAATTGATTATTCATATATAAATTGATTATTATCAATCAAATCATTATGGTATAATTCTTTCCACTGAATATCTAACATATTTGCAATTCGCTGTAAATAGTAAGTATAATCTAATTGCTTTTTGATTTCCTTAAACTCGTAAGTATTTAATGCCTCATTAACTACTAAACAATTATCAGGAGTATCTGGCATTGAGCCGTAAGATATATTACCTTTATAGCGTTTAACTTTATATAACTTTCCAAGAGACTTGTCTTTTGTTGCAATAACACGATTACATTTGAAAAGCTCTTCTTCGTGACCGTCAGCATATCTTTGCACAACCTTAAAATAAGTCGGACCTTTCTTGCAGGTTATTGCAAAGTCAGTAAGATTTTTACATTGCACTAATGTTACAGCTGGGTCAATACCTTCAACTAAATACTTTGTTGCAGCTTTAGAACAAACGAACGCATCAAGCGGGCCATACTTAACAGTGCCAGGTCTATGAAAATCATCCATAAGCCATGCGCCTTTACGTTTGATTTTACCACTTGTTTTAACCAACAAATAATTGTTAACGTCACGTTGCCATATTTTTGCAACTTCATCTCTGTCCATACCAATCCCAGATACTGCAGTCCATTCGTCCATACATTTTTGAAGTTTATCTAAGTCGTTACGATTGATATAAACTAAGATACCATCAGTGTTTGTTTGGATAATTCGAGCACTTGTTATACTATTATATATATTACATGCAAGCGCAGTCAAAAATATTTGACCAAGTCTACAGCAACGCGAGCACATATACGGGTCATACATATCAAGATACTTATTGCCTGACGCACCGTATGCCGTATTCAAAACAAGTTTAAGAGCTTTTTGCACTTGCTCATCCTCTTTTGTAGGATTATCTTTATGCTTAATTGCAATACGCTCATTGTATATATCAATAAACTTTTGTTTATCTTCGACTGTTCGGCTAAGACAATCAAATTGTATAAGCATCGACGGATAATATGAAGCCGCATCAACGTTTACTAAGCAATACTCTCCATCACTTTCTACATACAAAGCCTGTGTGTCTTTTCTATTTGTATCATACACACTATGAATACCACCGTTACCATAACTTACAATATTACCAAACGCTTTAACTTCCCAGTTCTCTTGGGACGTTAACAACTTATTTAATATTTGTGCAGGTACATTTTGCTTGCAATAGGCCTCAATTTTTGTTGGTAAACTTATTTCTATTTTTTCTTCATCAGCAAAATGCATGCGCTTTGCTCCAAGCACTTTTGAAATAAGCGACGCGTTAGTACTCATTCTCCATGTTTTTTCGGGAATACCATATTTATCGCCAAGTGCTTTTTTAGTCATTGTATACTCGTGAATAACCTCTTTGTAATGTCTCATTGAAGCATATACGTCTTGATTACAATAATATAGTATTTCAGCTTTATCTTCATCTGACAAGTCTTCTTTATCAAATGGGATAGATGTTTCTAATATATTAAGTCCAAGAATAGCTTCTTTTTCTTTAAGTGACATACTCTTGTCATCGTCGTCTCGAAGGTCTTGGTAAGTTATACCAGATAATTTTCTATTAGCAAAAGGCTGCAATCTGATATGCTCTTTTGTACTATATGCCAAGTCAGGCCTAATTATTATATCATTGACAATCTTAATTTGCTCAGGTGTAAAACCTTGGTATACCGCATTTGCAATCATTAAGTCGTAATGCTTAATATTATAACCAACGTTACAAATATTTTCTTCGCGCATTAAGTTTATTAACTTTTCTCGGCAATTAGTATCATCACTTGATACGAATACAAAATTTTGTTTTATATCTTCGTCAAACTGCATATCTTCAGGCATATCACCAAATACACAGCACCACCAATGAGGAAATACCTCAAAGTCAAAGAATCTTAATTTATTCATAGTCTCTCCTTAAAACGGTTTATAGTCAGGGTCAAAGTCACCTCGTTTATAGAATACTTGCGTTGTGCCTTTTGTTTCACCAATTTGCTCGTATGATTGCTCAACATCAAATAAAGTACAAATATCTTCTTTGAATGTAAAGTTTGTGCAAGGTTTACTATAACCATTGTTTCCGCACCACTCAACAAATTGTCTATACAAACTCATGCAACGTTTATTGTGCAAATCACCGAGGCGAATATCGTTTTCATAAAGCCACTCATTAAGTGGGCTTTGACGGCGCCTAAACACATCAAGCAATCTTGCGTCACTTTGTGTAACCTTAAACTTACCTTCTTCAATAGCAATCTTAATACCTTCAACTGCTTTATACAAGAAATATTCCATATCTTCTTCTGTTATTTTTGTATCAAACAGCGGGTCTGGATTGCTAATCTTTTCGTTAAGTTCAACAAGAATAAGTCTACGATACAAGCCTGATGTTTTATCCATAATCTTTGGCAATTTATTACAGTTAAATATAAGCGTTGAATACGGCACAAAATCCATAACTGCCGCATATATTTGTCTAACTGAAATCATATTACCAGATACTATAGACTTAAATCTACCTGTATTTTCAAGGAACTTTCCATCGACAACGTCGTCATCGAGATTAAGTAGCTTTGATACTAAGTTCGCAAGATAATAGTCTTTATCAAGTTCTGCCAAACCAACGTGAGCACAGTTATGGTCACCAACCATTCTTTGTAACAGCTTTTGATATGTTGATTTACCTGTACCGCCTTCGCCTTGTATAATGAAGAACTTTTCAAACAAGTTTTTCTTTAATAAACAATAACCTGCAATTTGATACAAGAACTGCATCTTGATAGGGTCATTGCCAGTTATATCACACATAAAGTTGTCAATACGTGGTGAGTACACCGGGTCAGGATTGTATTCGTGTGGTATAAAAATTGTATTTATATCACTTTTATTCGGCGATTCTAACTCGCCCGTAACAAGATTAAGTATGCCATTTTTGCAAGCTATTTTATACCAGTCTTTGTCAAAGTCCTCTGGTTTAACTTGAGTTTTTATTTTTATAAACTCAATTATTTCTCGACGTCCTGCTTTAGGAATATTTTTACTGAGCTCATAGTGAATAAGTTTTTCAACCTCTATTTCATTCAGCGGCTTATAATATATTCCATTAAAACTATAAAAGTTATCATAGAATGAAATAATATCGTTTTGTCCGATAAGTTTATCCGCAAGTTCATTATATATGTTTTGTTTCTCTGCTGCGTTTTGCTTAGCGTCTTTTTCACGTGAACGAAGCACAGTTTTGAATAACTCGTTATTTGCCATAGGCTCATCAAAGATATATTCGTTTATAGCTCGAATACTATTTTCAATTTGCTTTTCTGTAAATTTATGAGTTATTTCAAGTTTAGTACGCCACTTGAATAGCACGTCATTTCTGCCATCGCCGTTAACCATCCCTATAAAAGACGGAGTATCATCTTTTAGGGCAGGAATAAGAAAATACGGTATTTCTTCAACATAGTCGTTCCATTCACCCCAAGCTCTATGCGGGTCATTACAAGGAAGAATAATATAACCCGTGCCATTAGCACGAGTATCTATTGTTATGTTTAATGCACACTTTATATGACTCTCAGACTTAATCTTTTCAGAAGGGTCTTTGAGCAAAATATGCATTCCACGACTTGTATAATTATATGAGTATTTTACTTCCCATTTTTGTAGCAACTTTTCAAGATATTCTTGCGAGCGCGGGTCATCAATATTATCAATATCAACAACAACCATACCTTGTGGTACAACCCATCCTATACGCTTGCCCTCTGCTACATATTGTTGAGCCTCAGCATAAGATAGAGGTTTAGTTTTCCATTTATTGAGCGCAGCTTTATTATCTAATGAGCTATCATATTCTCTGTCCTTCCAAAGTTCTGGATTATATGATGGTATTAGCACATATTGTCCATTAGGATAGATTTTATTAAGTCTTGCTAAATTCTCGTCCATTAAATTGCTCCTTTTATTGACATAAACAAGTCTGCCATTTTCTCTTTGTTTTCTACAGCCTTCCAAATGTTAGATTCTACTGTATTATCAAATATAAGTATATCTATTTGTACAGGTTTATCTTGCCCCATACGCCATACTCTATGTAACATTTGATTATACTTAATGTAGCTATAGTCAAGTGTATAAAATATGATTCTACGGCACATTTGCAAGTTAAACGACTCACATCTTGAACATTGCAAGAATAACAAATTTGCTTTACCAGACTTAAAGTCGTCTATATTTTCAGTCCATCTTGCAAGACCAAACTCGTGCTTGAGTTCATTCAAATCTTCTGCAAATCTGTATACGATAACTGTAGGTTCATCAGTAAGATTGTCATTTAACCAGTCAAGCTTCTTGTTTCTTTCAATATGCCAAACTTCTCTTTTTGCTTCAACTTCATCAGTCAAATACAAGAAACCATTCACGGCTTGATGTAACTTTGTAATTGCTGCAAGTTTAGTCATAGTTGTTTCATAATCACCGATACTAACTACACCTTGTTCGGCTTGCAAATATTCTTTCGTAGGAGTATAAGGCAATTTAACAACATTGACATTAAGGTTAGGCATATTATCTTCTTCGTCATACTCTACTCTTTGCGTATACATTGCAATATTACGTTGCCAACCGGGTTGATATTGTTCTTTAATACCCACAGGTTGTTGTATCATACGACCACCAAAGTACTTGTTATCAAGTATACAGCATTGTTGTACAAATTGTGTATACTTAATATCGCCCCATTCACTTATATGCATGTTGTGGAATTGACAAAATATATCAAGGTCATTATTTCCACGAGGTGTTCCACTTAATCCCCATACATAAGTCGCCTTTTTAGATAACATAAATACAAGTTTACTTATTTGAGAGTTATGTGATTTAATTTTATGGCACTCATCAACAACTATAACATCCCATAATACACCTAAAAGTTTCGGTTTAGTCTTATCTTGTATAGCAGAAGTAAAACTCATAATAACCGTATTTTTAGGTAGTATTCCTTGTGGCTCTATTTCAGCATTCCACATATTTTTCACGGCATCTGCTGTTGACAAAATAAGAACTCTTGCTTTACCATCAAGTGCTTTATCAACATCTCGTATAGCATCTACGCAAGGATAAGTCTTGCCTTTGCCGGGTTTATAAAATAAACAAGCGTGTTTACGCTCTAATAAAAACCAATAGCCGTATTCTTGGTACGGCTTTCTATTTTCTAAGTATTCACTGTATAACATCGTCGTCTCCTTTGAACTTAATCATTAAGGCTTCTACTATAAGAGGGTCATCTACAGATAACCATATGCCATTAGCTTTCTTAATTTTACGACCTACGACTTCTTGTGCTTCTGTCGTACCATAACCATGGTCGCAATCACGCTTAATCTCTAATCCCACAAATAATCCTACTGTAGCATCTTCACCAAATATCTCTACAAGTTTAGAAAGTTTAGCAGGTATACACGCTGTTAAGTCAGGTCTACCTTTTTCTGTATACATATTCTGTGCATTTTTATAAACATAGCCTCCGTATTTTCTTACTACTGCTAATGTTCGTTCTTGTACCTTACGTTCTCTTTCAGTCTGTGCCATTGTTGCCTCCGTTGTTTTATTATGGTGCTCAAGACGAGATTCGAACTCGTACTTTACGGATTTTAAGTCCGTTACCTCTGCCGTTGGGTTACTTGAGCATATGAGCAGTTTAACGACTTGCTCGTGGTCGTCAGGAGGGTTATACAACGGGCTTGTAAGACTTAATTTTGTAACTGTCTACGGTTTCCTCAGTTGTATCAAAGGTTCCGTCGTCAAGAGGTACTTTAACTTCTTTCGTGTAACTTTCAATCTCAACGTGACCGATAAAATGTTTACCTATGAGTTCGGTGTGAATAGTCTCGTAGTCAAGTTCAAAGGCCTCAACTTTTTCAGGTGTATCAAGTTGGTCATGCAAGCAAGCCTTAATCAAGTTATTGTACGACCATCTTGCTTTCGGGTCAAGTGTGTGATACAAAGTTGATTTACCAGCTTGTTTACTTTCAACTTCAAGTTTTACCATCAAAGAGCCTCTCTTACTTTCAGTAAGCTCTGCGCTTTTAACTTCAAAATCGAAGTCACCTTCTTTGTTAAGAAAACCTACACTTTCATAATCACTAAACTTTTCAATCATTGTTTTATTCTCCTTTTATATTTATTTTAGTTTTCATTAGATGTTTCTTCATCTTTTGTTTCAGTTGCTGTATCAACTTCAGGAGTTAATACTTTTGTTTCACCAAGTACACCTGCTTTAATCAAAGCTTGCCACTTGTCATAATTAAAGTCCTCAACAAATTCGCCTGTTTCAAGAAGCATATCTCTTGTACCAGTGTCCATCAATGGGTGAGGTCCGACATAAGTAAGGAACTTTACTTCTTTTTCGCCTTTATCATTAAGACAAGTCTTTCTGCAACAATAGAAAATATTGCTTGCGTCTTTCATACATTTAATACCAGTCTTAATCGTAAGGTCAGGTATAATACGTATCTCTTTGTTAAGGCCTGAGGTTTCAGTAAGTTCTTGCTCACTCGTGTGAGTTATCCATACAAATGTTACACCTTGTTCTTCCGAAAAACGTTTCATATTATCTTTCAAGTTAAGAACCATCTTTGCAACATCGCCCCATTCTTGCATTGACAATGCTTTACCGCCTTTTGAAGTTTCAAGATAAACTTTATAGTCGTCTTGCAATGCCGCAAAAGTATCAATAACGATTGTCTTAAACTTATCTGCATTAGGGTCACGCAAATCTCTCAACAATTTTGCAAGTTTGTCGCAAGATGTTTCTTTAATCTTGCCGCCTACTGGCATATCGTTGCGAAGATTTTTAACTTTGATAAGACCTTTTTCCACGTCACTACGATATTTTGTCATAATGACTCGACCGCCACCATCATTGCCGATTGATACGTACAATAAAGGTTTTGGATATGATGCTGCAATGAGCGTCTTGCCTGACTTTGGCTTGCCCATATACATATCAATGCTATGAGTTACAAAACTGTCATATTCCATTGTTACCTCCAATTATTTATCTGTTTGTCCAAAGGCTGAATCGCCTCGCTTACCTTGTTTTTTGCAAGGAACATTTCTCATAGTTTCTATTCTTACAACAACGTACTGGCAAAATGCTATACCTGCAGGAAAAGTTATATCTTTGTCAGACAAGTTGTGCACTATTGCATGGATTTCTCCAGTATAATTTGCATCAACAGGACAGTGCGATATAATTATTCCTTGCTTTGCAGCAGAAGTTCTTTCAATAAGCATTCCACAAGTATCTTCTAAAACATCTGCCTCTACTTCGAGAGGTACTACTGTAGTTGAATGAGCCTTAAAAGTTATATCATAATCAAGAATTACATCAACTCCGGCATCTTCAAGATAACCTTTAATCATTTGTGACATTGCCAATCTCCTCGTCTATAACCAACGCTCTCAAAAGTACAAGATAATTTATTGCGTCGCCGATTTTTTCATCCCATTGTTCCGGTGAAAATACGGTTCCATCGTTTACACACACCATATCACGGATAGATATAAGGTGCTTTGTTAACTGGGCAAGACATGCCTCTTGAGGCGTTGTATCAAGGTATTGCGCCGCTCGCTTAAAATGCTCTAGTCTGTCACCACGGTTAAGTGCATAACTTTTACCTTTAGCATAAAGCACACTCGTTGTTTGCTTAACAAAATTCTTTGCAAATGCGTTAAACTTCTCTTGTGTCATTATCAGTCTCCTTTATTTTATTAAATTCGTGTGTAAGTATATCTTGTGGAGTATCAAGCAATGTATATGCTTTTCCACAACAAAATTTACCTTCTGGGCATTTTCCTTTCCAACAATCCGGCGCGCAGTTTAGGTCAAACAATACTTTATTGTAATTACGTAATTTTTCCCATATCTTAAGCATTACATATCTAGTTTCTAGTGTGTTACGCCTACAGATACGTTGTTTTATCATATGTGCCCATTGATAAGGCGTAGCACTTATAATCAAAACATTGCGAAGTCCTTGTGGAAGAACATACGCGGCTTCGTCATGGTCAACACCATCAACAATAAGCTCTTTGTATCTCTTCATACTGTTCTTACAAGTATTTATATACTCGTGAAGATTTACTTTTCGTAAAGGACTTTCTTCATCAAGCAAAGCATACGGTACTACAAAATCTGCGTCATCACTGTAATCACTATATTGGCAAGATGCTGACATAAACTTTACTTCATTTTGATGCCGTGTTATCTGCATTAAAAATCGCCTTGAGGCTCCAACAACTACTACGTTTATTACTCCAAACTTTTGGATAGTGGGATGGGGCAAATTGCGCATAGTTATTGCCGTATCTTGCTTATAAGATTTATTGTACAACTCCATAAAATCATCTAAGTTTTTAATTTTATGGCCGCCTTGTGTAAGTCTTGCTGCACAAACCATCATTTTTTCACAGTTTGTTATTACTTCAGGATTAAGCACTTCAACTTCTATCTTATTCATTTTCTTCCACCTTCTCGTTTGTATCAGGGCTGTTAATATACTTACGAAGCATTGTTGTAAATTCGCTCGGTCGTTTTATAAATTTTTCTTTTACAAGAACTTTTGCAAAACCCGCGAGTGAAAATGCTATTTCGTTAACACTTATTCCCGGGCCGCAAGTATAATTGTATCGCCCGTCCGCAGTTTCAGTAATTTGTATCACTAAAAATTGTTGTTCGTTTTCCATATAAACTCTCCTGTAAAGTTTTTATTTCTTTCATTATAATATATTCAAAAATTTTTGATTTATTACTCATATATGATAATTTTAATATATAATATGGATTGATTAGATATATCATAATATAATTAATCGAGAATCGAATATTATATATTAAAATCAATCATTTTTATGGGTTTGTTCGTAGTCCTCGAGTCGCTTTTGTAAGGAATCAGCAATAAGCATTATAATTACTATTGCTATGTCTATACAAATTATGATAACAAGAGGAATTATCCAACTCAACTCAGATATTATAAAAAACAAAGATACTATGAGTCCTATTATACACAATATAATAACTGTTGACCACATAGATTTGAGTTTCTTCTTTGCTTTATTTATTATATCAATATGGACTTGTTTCATTTTTATCAGTCCTTACTTTCTTCAAACGTGGAAATCTCAATGAGTATTGAGTGGTGCCATAAGTATTTTTGCTTTGTGACAAAGAGAAGTACGCAATTTCTACAATTTTGCCTATAATATCCATAGGATACATAGCCCATCTTGTACGTTGCTCATCACTAAGACCCGTTCCTACTTTGCAACTTATCTTACTACCATTAGGCAATGTTGCTTCACAATAAATATACCCTACACAGAGTTCATATTTACCTGAACCAAACTCAGTATCAACAACTCTCATATCAATTGTCTGTACTTGTTTAACTTTAAGCAAGTCATCTGTGCGCTTAGGTACATATAAACCGCTGCCTGAGTTAATCATAAGACCTTCACCGCCTGAGTTAACAATATCAGTAAGCAACTCATTGAGTCCGGTGTCGTCAACCATATTTTTGTACACTTTCAATGTAGGAAGAATACGAACTTCACCATTGCTCATATCTTGTTGATACATCATCTCATTTAAGGCTCTACGTCTATCACGATATGGCAGTCCAAATTCTTGTATATCGAAGATATTATATACAAGTTTCTTATTGTTTGATTTACTGTTTATAAGACCTGATGTAGCATTAAACTCACCTGAATTAAGTCGTTCGTATACTCCTTGTGCACGTCTAATAGATGCTTTAGTTTGTTCAGGACTAAGAACTTCACCGTCATATACAAAGTTTGTATCAAGACCAGCCATATTAAAGTCAACGTTCATCGGTTTGCCGTTACGAGAAGTAAACGTCCATTGACCATCTACAAATTTAGCGATGCAACGATTGCCGTCAAGTTTCTCTGTAATAAAGTAATCATCAGGTATAAGTCTTTGACCTTCGTATTTTTTAGCAAGCATCGGAGCTGTGGCATCTTTAACAAGCATTGAACGGCCTATGCCAAGTCGCAACGTTCTATTTACAATAGGTTCAATGAAGTCATTGTAATCGTCGACTTCTTCGCAGCATTTAGCAATGTACATCACACTCAAATCGTTATTATGTACAGGTTTAAACAGAGGTTCTATGAATTGGCGGAATGTCATTTCATTTTCATCGTGCTCTATCTTGTTGTATCTATTTACAAAAGTATAACCGAGTTTATGTTTACCGTCAAGAATTTCAAGGATATAATAGAAGTCGTCTTTTATTGCAGGCACCATTCTATTAATTATGCCTTCCTTCTCATTGCGAGAGTCTGTTGCTTGTATGTACGTTATATAATTTTGTAACAAAGAAATACGGCTTTTAAGATACATTACATTGAACTCCTTTTGTTTCTATTTTTGCACATCACGTATTCAGCGTCTATTGCTTCAATCAACTCACGAGTAATCTTTTCGTCAGGCGTAAGATTAAATTTTTTAATTTGTATACGCAAGAATGCTGCGAGTTTACCTTTACTGGTATTGCCGCAAAGTCTATCAAGTTTATCCACGGCTTTTGCTTTGTCTTCGTCGTCTAAATAAAAGTTAAAAAGATTCATTTTGTTCATTAGTCGTCACCTCCTACAGTCAACCAAGGTTTGCAAGCAGTCAAATACTCACAATCTTTGCAAGAATAACTATCGTACTTTTTAAGGAACGGCATCTTGTGGTCTTTCATATAATCAATCATTGAAGCTGCGTCGATTATGTCCTTAACTATTCCCTCATAAGCATCTTGCTCAAGGTATCGTGTATTCAAATAAGCACATTTATTATTTGCAAAATTACACCAAGCATCGTAATAATAACCACCTGGTTCGCAGTTATAGTAAGGGTCGTCACCATGGATTGCAACAACAGCTTTTTGATACAACTCTTGTGATACGTTTTGACTCTTTGCTCTTGACAATGTGCCGTTACTCAACAATGTAGGTTGACCGAACTCTTGTTTAGGTATATCAATATAACCAATCTTAATATTGCGAAGCGGTGTTCCAAACCTGTTATGTACAAGAAGAGCATATATTTGTAACTGACTGTTCATATCGAACTCGTCTTGTCCTTTAGTTTTAGTGGAAAACTTATAGTCAATTATTGTTGCGCAATCTTTACCAAGGAATAACAAGTCAACTACACCTACAAGCGGCTCGTGCAACAAATATCTGCTATATGGCAAAAGTTCTGCCGGAGTCATTTGCAATTTAAGCTCTCGATGTATCTCACATTTTCCGCATTGGTCTATTATATCTTGCCTAAGTTCTTTTTCGTATTTAGCAATTTGTTTTATGATAGGTGTAAAGTATTTTTCCCAACTGCTTATACAAAAATATTGTTTAAGCTCCGGATAAAGTACTTCACTTGGTATAATATTATAATAAGCATCTTTATCAACTACGCCGTCCTCAGCCTCGTCACGAAGTCTACCTGCTTTTTCAAGTACTTCGTGTGCCATTGTACCAAAAGGAAGGTGAGGTGACAATGGTTTACAAGGTGGTGTATGCAAGATATAATTGTGTTCATATTTCGCCATACAATTAGCGAAACAATTTAACGATGAATTGCTATGTGACATTTAGTCCTCCTTCAAAATTTTACTTTCTTTCAATTTTCCTTTTATACGAGCTACTTGACGTTGCCCGCGATTGGTAGTACATCTATTACCGTATTCACGTACTAATTGGTCGTATTGTCTTTCACCAATCATTTCTTTTACAATATTACGTTCTTCTGCAATAATCTGCTCATGCTCTTCGGCATCTTCTTTATCTTGTTCTTCGTATATAGCATTATAGTCAGGCAACATATCTTCAACAGAGAGCGCTTCTTGTCCTTCAGTACTAAAAGTTATGTCATTTAGGCTAGTTATAACAGGAGCATTCTTCTCTTTGCGCAATTGTATTAAAACAGCGTTATAAAAAGATTGCTCTAACAGTCTTTTGTTTACATAATATCCTTTTGTATACAATACACACATTGTAAGTCTACAAGTTTGCAACAAATCTTCATACTCGAGTTTAGGCCACTGTCTATGTTGTTTTAATGCAAGTTTGCGCATTAGCGGGTCAAACAGCTCACAAATTATTTCAAGGGGCGGCTGTTTATATCCAACAACATAAGAAACTTTTACAGAGTTATAATGCTTAATAATGTCCGCAGATATTTGTCCAACAACATCTGTAATGTCTAAAGTATTATATTGCTCATCTTGGCTAACTAAATATCTAATAGTCCAACCTTTTAGAGTTTTATTAGTATAATCAGCATATATCAAATATGAATAAACTTTGTCTACATTATCTAACAATGGTGCTAACAGCATCTCGCAAAGGTCATCTGGCCGTTCTGCATATTTTGGTTGTACAGTTACTGTTATCGGTGTAAGAATATTCTCGTGCATAGTTACCTCACAACTTTCCTAATGTTATAATAAAATTACTTAACTCTCTCGCAATGTCTTTATCTTTTATCAAAGGAATTATTTTTGCAGTTTTACCAATTGTGTCTAGTTTATAAGCCTTTATCTTTTTAAGAGTTTGCTCGTCATACAATCTAACAACTGGCCATTCATAATCTGTATATATTTCATTTTCTACAATATAACACAATAACTTACGTATAGATACTTTAGGACTTGTCGGTCCATATATTTCTCTTAAATTTTCGTAATAAGCATTGTTTATAACAACTTGAAAAGTTTTACTTGTTTCATCAGCATACACTGGCGGCAATGTTTCAAGCAATATTTCACCGTTTTCGCATAGCTCTAAGGCTTTAGCCGTAACTTCATCCATCGTACCAAACATACTTAATATGTTATAATACTCAACGGGAAGTTGAACGTTTACTTTAATCATCTTTATTCCTCCTTACAAAAGGTATTATCTTCGCCGTTTTAGGTTTATCGGGATTGTCTTTGTTCAGTATGTCATTTAATGCTTTTATGATGTTGTCATAAGCCATAATCTCACCTTCTATGCAAGACAATTGATTAGTTATATTCATAACTTTATTGATTCTCAACTTCTCGTCAGTTTCTTTTGGTATAGAGTATAATTGCAATTTACACTTTTCATAATACTCTTTACGTTGATTTGCTACATTGTTCAACGTGTCTATTTCCTCAAGTATAAAACCTTTAAGTTCATCGGTCATCTTTCTTTTTCCTTTTCTTTTTCTTTATTTTAATCTTTCTAAAGTTTCGCCAATCAGCGCAAAGCAACGGCAAACTTACAAAGAAGCCAGCACACAATATGCCTAATACAATAGATAACCACTTAGGCATTTGTAATCACCTGCTTTAACATTGCAGCATATTCTTTTTCTGCTTGTTTTACTGCTTCTTCAGCTTTTCTTATTTCTGTCACATCTTTCATGTAACCTTTGTTGTTATTATCAATTTTATATTCATAAGCTTTTATAAGCTTGTCCTTTTCGTCTAGTTCAGTAAATTTAGTAGGTAGTACTCCTCTAAAACACAAATCAGGGTGTGTCAGTTCAAATTCAGAATATTCTTCTGGATAGTTCTTTTGATTTTCAAGATACATAGCATATTGCATGCGTCTATATACATCTGCAATATCTATTCGGTGGCATTGAGGTTTATCTAGTTCATCAACCTTAAGTTTTGCAATATCAACTTTCAAAATGTTTTCCATCAGTATCTCCGTTATTATATAAATATATTTATAAAATGGGTTTTAGAAAAGGGACTGGCTGTGGGGTAACCAGTCCCTATTTTTATTAGTCTTCCATTGCAAGGAGTTCTTCGAGTTTTCTCTTTGCTGCTTCAATGGATTTTTCTTTACGTGCAATCTTTTGTTCTCTAGTCAAAGGACCACGCGGTGCGCGCTCTTTCTTAGGAGCATTTGCTTTTGCTTCTTGAGCCATATCAAGAAGTTCGTTGTATCTGTCATAATCCTCAGGAAGGATAAAATCTACAAGAGTTTTTGCCATATTAGTTTTCCTCCACATCAGTGTCGTTCTTCAGAGCTTCAAGTTGAGCTTGCATCTTAGCAATTTGTGCTTCAAGCTTTTCTGCTTTGGTCATCGGTTTCTTCTTTGCAGCATTCTTTGCTTCAATTGCTCTTGCAATAATCGCATTGTACTCGTCTTGGAGTTCTTGCGGCAAATAAGAGATAAGTTTCGCATTAGGAATACGCGTCACACTTGAACCAGCCGGTTTAGCTTCTTTGAAATACAAATAAACACAACCTTGTTCAGCAATTTCGCGTCTTGCTTTTGCTTTGCTATAATATTTTCTGTTTGCAGCATTCTTAGTGAGCATAATGGTTTTGTCATTTTCCTCGCAAAGTTTGCAGACTGGACCTTTGTTTCCGTCCAGGTCGACAACGTGGAAACCGTCGTCTTCTTCGATGATAGTTGCAAGATAGTTCGTATCTTCTACCATAGTTTGTAATCTCCTTTTATTTTAATGTAGTTTTTATTTTTATTAGAGCTGGCTGGTGCAAAAAGTTTATGCCCGACTTAGCCTCACGAGGTACCAGCATATTAAATCATTTATATTAAAGGTGGCTAGTGGTATTATGGCGTTTGATACAAAGTATAAGGGTTTATATGAGGTTTTATATGAGCAAAAAGAATCCCACGACTTAGCCCTATAGGGTACCACCTTTATTTTTAATGATTTATGTCGTTCATTATAATATATTCGAAAAACGAAAAATTATTACTCTATAATTTTTACTCTTTGCTATGTTGTTTTTCGTATTTATTTGCTGCGGCAGTAAGCTGATTAGGCATGTGCGTCCAGTACAAAACGTCCTCGCCTGCTATAAACTCATTCTCACCGCCAATGTCTTCTGTATATGAGCAATTAAAATGTCCTTGGCATACATTCAACGTTGTAATATAGCCTGTTGTTATAAATGCTACAACTTTATACACGTCATCGCCCGGTCTTGTTTCAGTTGCTAAATACCATTTAATGTTTGTTGTTAGTTCAGGTTTCATAAGTTCTTTCTCCTTTTATGTTTTATTACTCTTTCTACGTATGCAAAGTGGTCGTTACTTTGTAAACGGCGTTCCTCGCATATACGCGCGCGTTCATTAGAATATTGCGCATACGCGTCGCACGCGCTATGACAATTTTGATGACGGTCAGTGCAGTCTTTGCAAGGACATAATGTTGACGGTGGTTTCATAATTAGTGTCTCCTTGTTTTTCTTTTGTATTCTCTGTGATAGCGTTTTAGTGCTCGTATTTTATACATCTTTCTTGTCATTGTTTACCTCCGTCTCTTTGAACTCCCAGTACGTCGATTTGCGTTTGTTTGACTTGTTGCTCTCGATACTCCTGATTTTGTTGCGCTACAAACAATATTTGGTCTTGCGCCATTTGTATCGATTTCTCTTGCTCGATGATAAGTTTAAGGGCGTCGGCGCACAGAGTGTCAGTACAGTTCCCGAGGGCATCATACGGACAATCGTTGCAATTAAGGTTAATGTCGGCGCAAATCTCTAATGCTTTCTTAATCTCGTCTTTTGTCATTTTTCTATCTCCACACCGTATTTTTCGCATATTTGTTTGGCAAGCGAAACCCCGTTCACGTCGCATATTCTACAACATTCGAGTATTTCATTATCGATGCCCATATCATATAGCATATACAAAATCTCTTTTGCCGTATCCTTGCGTATATTGCTTGCTTCCGCTTTCAACCGCTCAATCTCGGCTTTGTACTCGGACACATCGCCGTAACCTTTACCCATTGCATAAACAAGTTTTCTGTCATAATTAGGGCAACCACCTTTCCATTTGTCACCGATATACATCGATAAATCTTCTGGATTATATGGGCAAGCACCGCAACCATAATAATTGTTGCAAGTGCTAACCATTTGCATTATCTCTTGTTCAGTTTTCATACTTCACACCATCCTCGTTTTTCTCGGTCTTGACTGGCGATAGAGTCTTTTCTTATTACGAATCATAACCATTCTCACCTTATGGCTATGTACCGTGTCTCCAACCAAACTTCCTACAAGTTCAGTCATTTGCCTTATTGCCGACAATGTTTCATAGTGTCCGTGTGTCTTCATACTCAGTCTTTATAAACCTCCTCCAAACTGTAGTCTGTATGGCAGCGTTGCTTAAGTAGCTCAGGGTTTTGCCACAGGTTACCTAACACCTCAATGTCTCTACACAATGTGTCGCCTTTAGCAAGGTAGTCTATGCTGTAGTTACTACGCTGACTCTTACAAAGAGTGACATATGCACCGTATCGCTCGTCGTATTGTACTAAGCGAACATAGTTCCTGTTCTTATTAATAATGTCACCTTCGTAGATAGGTGTACCATTGCAGTCGTCGCAGCCTGTGTATTCTGACAATGTATTAGTCTTTATAGGATACACCGAGCCGTCAGTTGTACGTATGGCATTCACCTTGCACGGGTATCTGCCGCTAGCGTCAGGCAATATGCAAGGTAGGCCATATATCCATCGAGGCGCCGTTCTGTATCGTGGTGTGCCAGTTGTGATGGCTCTGTACTGTGGTTTCCTTGTTTTAGCCACACCTCGTCTTTCCAAGTTTTCGTCAAGTAGCATACTCACTCCTCTTCTATGTCTATGTGGTCGAATGTGAGGTTGTCGATGTATTTGTCCTCGGGTATCTCGTCGGCCATGTCTTCTGCCTCGTATTCGTCCTCAGCGTAGACAGGCACTCGAGCTGTGTATACAAATGTTGCAATGTAGCGATGTAGCATAGTTAGTCCTCCTTAGTTATCGTCTATCATCCTGTCGTACAATGTGTCGCCACTCTCGACAGGTATAATGCCGTTGTCAATGAGTGTCTGCATATACTTCCTGCCGTTCTTAGCCTGTAGCATTTTAACCATCCAGCCGTGAGCCGCACTGTACAAGCACTCGTCATCCTTAGTCCACTCAACAAGTGACTCAAGGTAGTCAGTAATGAACTTGCGCACGTGTGTCCATGTTGTCTGGCTGTAGTGCCACAAATAACCAAGTGTCAGTGTGCCTTCGTCCTTGTCTATCTGTGCGACGTATGCATCGTAGCTACGCAATGTAACGTATCGTGGACCGATAATAGTTGCTCTGTTGCTTTGTTTGATTGTTCTTACCATAATGCACCTCCAAAGAATGCAATGAATGCTGCAAGGAAACCTATGAATAGTATAACTGAGAATGCCGTCATTGTTCTTCCTCCTCTGTGTCGTCTTCTGTATACTCGCTGTTCATACGGTCTACAATGTAGATAATATCCTCGAGTGTGGTGTACACGTCGCTGGCCTTTGCAATGAAGGCTTTAGCCTCGTGGATGTTGTCTGATGTCACCTTAGCATATACAGCGAACATAGCCGCGCAGATGCCGTCAAGTATGAACACCAAGGCAGCAGCCCATCCGTCAAATATTTCCATCGTTGCACACACAATACTTGCAATGGCACATCCTGTGGCCGCAATTGCAAGAATAATGACTATTGCTAGTTCCCAGTACTCGCGGTATATCTTGCGGTATGCTTTAAGCACGTCCTTCTGGCGCTCAAGGCAAAATAGGCCGTAGTTAATGAGCATCTCTGTCTGTGTTATGTTGTCCATCGTGTTCCTCCTTTATAGCGCTTAGTCTCTCGACTAGCATGAGTGTTCTGGTGAAGGCGCAGGCCTCTCGCAAGTACTGTTGACCGGGGCCAAGGTAGTGCAAGTGCTCGGTGTCTGTGTTAATGACAATGTAGCCATCAAGGCAGACAATGTCCGCGGTTTTGCCAGTGCTGCTTACAAAAGTAACCATCGCCGGGCGGCCACAATAACTGACAAGGTCGCCGATGTGGTAGTCATGGTCAGCTATGTGGTAGCAGTTGTCGTTCATTGTTTCACGTAGTTCTTGTTGTTTATTCTCGTCGTATGGCATGTTAGTCCTCCTGTGGTATGATAATGTACTGGTCCTTCGTGCCGTAGCCGTGGTTTACAAGATAGTCGCGAAGTTGTTCTGGTGATGTGAACTCTGTGCCTTTTACAACACAGCGCTCATTGCGAATGTGGTTAGTGTAGTTAACCTCAGCGGTCATGCACCAACAATTATACAAAGTGTCGTAGTAGATTATTTGTTGCATTGTTCTATCTCCTTAGTCATATTGTGTGCCGTCGTGTTCAGGTCGTTGTGTAGTTCGGCGACGCGATTACAAAGAACGGCATTTGTGGCTTTAAGTTCGTCGATTTCTTTTTGCATATATTGTACGGCAAATAGTATCTTGCAATCAGCCATACATTTGTAGAATTTGCAAGATGTGCAATAATTGTTATTGCAAAATCTGTCGTACAGGCTGCCGAGGGTGAGCGCTTTGTCGTCTTCGGCTGACGTTGGGTTGTGTGGTCTGAAGTTTTTCATAGTTTTAGTTTGCATTTTACAAGATGTGGTGTGGGTCAGCGACCGAAAGTCTCATAGATTAGTCGGATAATCTTGAGTAAATCTTATATGATATGGAAAATTTCTATATCTTATAAGATTTTTCATCATAAATTTTTAGAAAAATATAAGGGGGGGGGCATTTTCCAGTTTATTTTATATATCATTATACTGTATATACATATATATTATATATTATTTTTTTATTAAAAAATCTACTAAATAGTATGCTATCGGCCAATCTTACATGATATGGAAAATTTCCATAAGATATAAGATTTACTTATTTTGTAGATATAAAATTAAACTGCAAAATGGGGGCCCCCCTATAAAAAATCTAAAAATTTTCAATCAAAAATCTTATATGATATGGAAAATTTCTATAAGATATAAGATTTACCGCGATTTTTAGACTATTTTGGGGACTTTTGAGCCTATTTTGGCCATTTTGCCGGGCCATCGGCACCTCATTGCATCTTGTAGAGTGCGTTTTACCTCCTTACTTATTGAGTATAAGCCTGCAATATACTGCATAGACTTGCTTATCGGACATAGCGTCCACCTTATTTTGCCACGTGATACTTGCACTGATAGTACGATTGTACTTCGGCACTTGCTTTAGCGCCTCGCGCATTGCTTCTATGCTCATAACTCCTCCAAATCTACGTCCCAATCTCCCGGGAACTTGTCCAAAGCCCTCGCATTTGCGCCGTCTTCGATAACATCCAGCGCAACATTTGCTGACAAGGGTATATTGTAGTAGTCTACCATGAGCGTAACTTGCTCCTCAGGCTTTATCATTGTGCCGTATACCTCGATAAACTCGGCCTCCGTAAGCACAATTGCATCATTGCCGCGCCTTACGTGTATCTTTGCTGCAACTTTGCCATAATCGCTCATAGTAACTCCTCTCTGTAGCCAAGGCATTTAGGCATGTTCAAGACTCTGCCTTCTGCTGCATCTACGATAGCACCGTATGCTACTGCCGCCGGCATATCTATGATATAGTCACCGAGGCAGAATGTCACCTCATCGCTACTTAAAGTTTTCTTATAGTAAGCGAGACAGAAGTCCATCTCGCTATATGTTATACCATCAACCTTTATTATTGCTCTGTCCATAGTTCACCTCCGGCTTATTTTGCCTCTTTCAAGGCTCTGAGTTGTGCTTGCATTTTCTCGATTTGCAACTCAAGTTTTTTGACCGGGTCATTCGCGGCTGCCTTTGCTGCGGCTATCGCGGCCTCTTTGTTAGCCTTTGCCTTTTCTTGCAATGCAAGGTATGTCTTGCGGTCTTCCTCATCGAGATAGTCCTCGAGCGGCTTAGTTTCACGTGTGTACGGTCCGAGTTTCTTGCTTTCTTTGTACTCAAGTACAAGGCCTTCTTCGCCTATTTGCATACCGTCAAGTTTAGCCTTGCTAATCCACTTGCGGTTAGCCGGATTCTTCGGCAAAACTATGAGCGAAGGATAGTTCGGGTCCATCTTGTCCAGGCGAATCGTCTGCAAATCGCCATTGCCGGATTCGATAACTATGGCATAACCTGTGCCTGCTGCTGCATCTTTGATAATTTTCGTGTTCATAAGTCCACCTTCTTTTGAGTTTTTTTTTTTTTTATTCGAATACTGCTGCCAGTAGTTCGCTTACGTCTGCATCGCGCATATCCATGTGCAATATTTGCGCAACATCTTCCAAAAAGCCAATTTTGCCTTCTGTATAATAATAGTCTTCCTGTTCATCGTTAGTCAACGACTGCCAAATTTGCCTACCTATAGCGACAAACCTTTGCTTTTGCATATCTTTCATACGCACACCTCTAACTTTATTTATATAATATATTTATTATATATTTACATGTGAGATTTTACGGCCGCGAGTCTTGCTTGAAAATCCGAGCCTATATTATTATAATTATATTTAGGCTTAGTATAGCCACAGTCGCACGTGCCATCTTGATTTATTAACATATGACATTTAGGACAATAACCGCGTGCCTGTTCCGCATCGTGCAATGCCTGTGCCTGCGCCTGTTCGCATTTACGTACTTTCTTTAATATATAATATTTTTCTTTTTCGCGCCACACGTCAGTATTAGTCATTTGATAATTAGTATAATTATTATCGCATGCATTTGCTTTATAAATTTTATTATTATTTTTAATATACATACACGCACCTCCACGTATTTATAATTTATAATTTATAATTTATATTTTATATTTTATATT